GATACAGGTTCAACTTTAAGCCGGGGACTGTAAAATCCGTGTCTTCCTTCTGTCGTATTTCATCAAGATCTTCCCGACGTTCTTGTAATTTCGTTAACAACTTTTCTGCTGACGACGAGAGAGTACTTTGCGGGAAGAGTTTCTTAACCTTGGGAAGATGAACTGCAGGAAACTCCCAACGTTTTTCATCACCATTCCATTTTCGTCCATCAATCTCATACTTGAATTGTTCTACTAACAGCTTATTATAAGGCATGACAAGATAGGCCGTCTTGGAATCCTTCAGATGGATTTCAATTGGACCTACCTGTTCTTCTTTTTGTTCTTGCGGTTTTTCTGAAAGTTTCGTACGTGGGAGGGATAGATCACTAACATCATCGCCGACAAGGGCACGTTTTGCTGCTTCTACCCATACGTCGGGTAACCCAGGAGTCGTACTAATCCACTGTAGATATTGTGGATCAATTCTCCGCACACTCCCCAACGTAGTTCCTTTATATTTTCCCCACGTAAATAATACATTATCCAGTGACGGATGCATTATTCCTCAACGACTGTCTCGGATGGACGAACATACATCATATTTTCCATGTCTAACTTCCATCCGGCATCTGGATTTAACTTCAGTATCTGCATCATTTGTGCATTGGCGTCTTCTATTTCTTGCATTAACTGTCGTTGATAGGTTTTTAACAACGTATTATTTGCTTTAATTAAGTTCTGTAAGGCTAACGGAACGTCTAATGTAACTTGTTTAGTAGTCATAAATAAATTTTAATACATATTATCAAAAGGTGTTGCAAATGTTGAGTAACTAGTTACCGTACCAATGGTGGGCATATAGGAACCTGGATACGCAGTGATTGCAGGCAATGGTGCTGTATTTAAATTAAATGCAAATGTGTAGTCCTGTGCAAGCCACGATGTTAATTGTGAAAATACGAAAGTCGTGTTACGGGTTGCTGAACCACCATCCCATTTGTGAGTTGTTACTTTGTGTGCACTACTCGATGATCCTGGGTATGTGTTATATAATGGTAACGCCATGTGCCAGTGAGTTGATGTTCTATGTGCAAGTGGTCCGGTAAAAATATTATATAATGCATCCGAAGTGTTTAATCCGCCAGATGGTTCTATTCTGAGTCGTTTACCACCTAGTACCGTTCCATTTAAATCCAGAGTAAAAAATTGCATCGCATTATATCGTCGGTCGAAATTGTCCAGTATAACGTTAAACGAAACTTCTATGACACCATTTACGTATTGTAACGATTGTTGTCGTCTTCCTTGCAAGGCTGCTCCGCCAGACGAGACATATCCAGCTTCGTCAGAGGCGTGATAAGTACTTATAAGGGTTGCCCAAGCACATTGCATTCCTCCTTCAAACGCATATGCACCTGCTGGATTATAAAACTTTGCTACTATAACTCCACTATCCTGATCAGCATTGCCATAGAGTGACTCACCTCGTCTGAATACTACATACAACTCCGATCCTATCATTTTCGTAACTCGGGGTATCCATCCTGTCATCGTTGGATTATACCAACAAGTATGAAAATTTCCGTATCCTAGATAATAATCTCCAAATGCGGGATAGAAGGTATTAACACCATCCCCCAACATGCCAGCCACCCATAATGTAGCAGGTGCATATACGCCCACTCCGTATGGACGAAACGGCTGGTTATTAGAATTTTTTCCGAACATAACAACTGCACCACTATTATTTCCAGGATAATCAGATATTTCACTTGTACCCGATCCCCAGTTAATATACCCCCACCCATATCTAACACCACCTTGACTCCAATTTGTGAGTCCTGTACGGAACGTATTTTGTCCATCATACAATATTGAAGTTGGATTTGCGGGAGTTCCTCTTGACATAAATGTTTCTACGTCTGCATACACTACTCCACTTGTTACATTATAATTAAATCGGAAGGTTACATAAGACAGTCCAACTGTATCATACACTTTTATATGACCAAATATTTCTGTTCCTGCAATCGGAATCATCGACGTGGATTCATTCTTCTCGTGGTCAAATGTTTGTTCGTTTATAAAAAAGCCTGTAGGTAAGGTTATTCTTGTAGTTCTCACCAATGTACCATTTGACGTATTCTGTACGACTAATTCAAGAATACTTGCATATTCAATGTAATACGTTGCCGTCACCATATAGTTTCCAACAACGCAGGTACCTAGTACACGGGAATCTAGATCTCCTTGTGTTCCAAACCCTTTCCCCCAATTTGCAAACACAATTTCCGATGGCGACGGTGTAATTGATGGGGTAACTGTACGTGTTGGTGTAACTGTAGGAGTAACAGACGGCGTTGTAGTAACCGATGGCGTAGTAGTTGGTGTAAAACTTGGAGTGACCGGTGGGGTAACAGACGGCGTTGTAGTAACCGATGGCGTAGTAGTTGGTGTAAAACTTGGAGTGACCGGAGGTGTGATAGATGGTGTGGTTGTAACGGACGGCGTAGTAGTTGGTGTAAAACTTGGAGTGACCTGTGGGGTAACAGATGGCGTTGTGGTAACGGATGGTGTATTAGTTGGTGTAAATGTAGGAGTAACAGACGGCGTTGGTGTAAATGTTGGCGTATTAGTTGGTGTAAATGTAGGAGTGACGGTTGGCGTTGGTGTAACGGTACTGGTAATTGTGTATGTAGGGGTTACCGTTGGCGTAGTCGTGGTAGTTGGTGTATTGGTAGGGGTTGCTGACGGACACTGCTGTACCGTTGGACTAATAATACCCACGGATGATGTATATGCGTAAGGATATAATACACTTCCGCTTTCAAAAAATCCAGTAAATCCGGTAGTACAATTACTCTGTAAATAAATTTTACCAAAGCAATCTTTATAAAACTTGGTATTGTTTGTTGGGGTGTTACAATAATCGGTAAGCGTACCACCGCTACTTTTATATAATCCTGGAACTTCTACGCACGGACACGGTGTTACTGTTGGCGATCTAGTAATCGTCGGGGTTGTCGTTGGTGTAAATGTCGGCGTAATTGTTGGAGTTGGTGTAAATGTTGGCGTACGAGTAAGGGTGGGAGTAACCGTAGAGGTTGGTGTTACCGTAAACGTTGGGGTAAATGTTGGCGTAAAGGTTGGTGTTACCGTAAACGTTGGGGTAAGCGTTGGGGTTACTGTTGGAGTTACCGTTGGAGTCGGTGTGTTTGTGGGTGTATTTGTAGACGTAAATGTCGGAGTTGTCGTTGTGGTTGGGGTAAACGTTGGGGTAAATGTTGGCGTAAAGGTTGGTGTTACCGTAAACGTTGGGGTAAATGTTGGCGTAAAGGTTGGTGTTACCGTAAACGTTGGGGTAAGCGTTGGGGTAAACGTTGGGGTTACTGTGCTAGATGGTGTGGTGGTTTTAGTATGTGTTGGCGTCAACGTAGTTGTTGGCGTAACGGTTGGACTGAATGTACTCGTAGGTGTTGGTGTTGGACTTGGCCCTTTATAACACAGTACATAATTTCTAACCTTCGGTGCCAGTGATGCGGTATCGGCAAGAAAATATCCCGGTGGACATCCAGTTGCAGCTAATCCTGGAGTTCCGGGGGGAGCGTAATTGGCAACTAATGCATGTGCGGCAGTTCCAGCAGGAGCAATTACCTCATGTGCGTAACTGGATGACTCTACATATGAACTTGTTGATGGTATACCAAAAGGAAAAAATGTACTCACACAAAACTCCGATTATTTACACATTAATAATTTGTACTTTAGTTGTATCGTATCCGTCGCCGATAATTTTATATGGAGGGCCTTGCGGTCCTATACTTTCACTTGCAAATTGAGCAAATGATGCAGTAATTGGCTTACCACCGGGCGAAGTAGTCATAGTCAATCGTGAACCTATTGAATAAGAACCACTTATATAAGTACCACCGGGAGTAAATTCAATCGTCATATTTTATACTCTTAATCTGAAAAGTCGCACAATTCTACACGGGTTGCTGAGCCAGAAATTTGATAATATTGTTCTGTACTAAGAAGACAGATTCCTATTCCTCGTGATCCTGATTGAGGATATAGTACTCGGTCTGCTTTTGATGCTGTAACTACGTTATTTATGAAACTTGCGGATATTGCATATGATGATGTTATTGCAAATGATGAAGTGTACAGTGAACCGGATGCATACGGGTATACATTAATCATATCAACTCTCTAGAGAAAATACGTGCAACGATACTTTAATATTGGTAGTACCGGGAGTTGATGCAAGATTTTCAAGTATATAATACATTTCATTTTCTCCCATGATTGCCGCTTCATTACTTCTAATTGCAACTAGATCGGATCCGATTGTATCTAAATTTGAACCTACAATTTTTGGAACAAAATAGGTAGTTTGACTACCAGATAATATTGCATCAATAATTAATCCAGTACTTCCCAAAGATTCTGTGGCAAATGATCTGGAAATTTCTGTAGTATTTGAAAACACATTTGATCTACTATATAGACGTATTCTTGCTCGGGTTCCCGACCCCGATAGAGATGCACTCACCAATAAATAGGTTCGTGGAACTGTAGGATCACTTAAAGTTCCCGTTACAAATGTTCCCGTGGTTACCAACGATTGTATATAGGGGACTGTTATCCGATTGATGGTATTTACCGTAGAATCTTCCAATAAATATCTATTAAATACTATTGTTGGAGTACTTGTATTATTATCTATTCTATAATAAGTTAATTTATTACTGGCGGTGGCAACCACGCCGTATGTAGCTGGATCAATTTTATATGTTCCTGCTACACTCATACTAAAATCGCCGATTAGTGCAATATTGTTTGGTACAAAATTGGTGGTAAACGGTCTTATTTTTTCAGTAGCGTCATCCCTACTCTGTAAATTATCGTATAAACGCAATCTACATGGAATATTTGACTGTAAGGTTAGTAACATATACGCGGAACCTAATTCAATGGATCCTGAATTAGATGCGTTTGCTTGTAATGTTACGTTCTCTCTAATTAATGAAGCGCCATCCCTAATATGATCTGCTAATCCCATAATGTCCTTTAAAAAGTATACCTATATAAATATTTTGTATGTTTAGTTTTCTCTACGTTCTTCTGCCGGATAAAACTCTACTCGGTCGTGGGTGATTGGACTTGCCACCAATATACCAGGATTAATATTCCCATTTAATGTTTCTTGAAAAATGTGACTCATCCACGTTTGTTCATACGGAAATGCCCATCGTGTTTCTAAAAACATCTTTCTATTTCCTTCTTTACTAACAATTTGAGGCCAATTGCTATAGTATACTTCTCCTGTTGCATAAGCAACCCCGTCTAATACTTTTATATTGTAAAAACGTGTATATGGTGAATTTGGATCCAATCCTGTCTCTGGTAATTTATCGTACGATGGCCACGTCTGTGTTCTGATTTCTTGCGGCACATTATACCACGCCCATTGCTTACTGTTATCCCCATAAAATTCTGAAAATGAGAATTTTAAGAAATCAAACTTTTCTTTGAGCATGATCTTTACAATTGAGGTATACAGATTAGGAACATATTGTGTCAATCCGCACTTACATAATTTATCGGCAGTGTCTTTGCCATTGACGTGCATATCGTCTTCAAAAAACATAGAAAAATCCGCGTCAGATTCATCAAAGTGTTCTGCAGCAAATTGTCGTCCACCGCACACACCCAAATTTTCTCTATGAATTTCTTCAAATCCATACATGGTACATAATTCATCATATTCTGGAAATAGTGTCGTGTCAATAGAATTGTTTATTAGTATCTTTCTACTTAAGACGAACATATCAGGATCGTTCTGTTTTATTGATTCACACACTGATTTAAACTGATTCGGTGAATTGAATCCCAATACGTATAAATTTGTTTTTGCTGTTTTTGGTGTAATAACTCTATGAATGCTGTTGGTTAGTTCTTTTACATCTTTTAATTTTTCAAAAAATCTCCAAACTAATCCATCTTCCAGCAATTCATAACAATATATGAACTCCGGATATTGATGTGCCAGAATAGTAAATATACTTTCTTCTGTCCCCATCAATTGTTTTTGTAAAGTATCTGTCAATACTGCATAATATAATCCATTAATTTTGTTGATAAGAGATTTTTTACCACCAAAAAATCCACCACGACACACATAGTTAACGTGGGTTACTTCACAATATTTTGTAATTTCTTTTCTGTCAAATCCATGAATCTCGGTTCCATCCGTATATGGATATGACAAAAATAAAAATTGATTTAAGCTCTCCACATAAGTTGATAAATTATTTAATACTTTGTCATGTGTAAAATATCCAGGATGTACAGTTGATGTAATTCCCGCATCAAGCCAAAAGAAATATTCCGTGTCAAACGGATTAAATATCGTGGCATTGTTTAACATAAACATCTTACTCATAACAACAGGATTGTAATACTCCAACGTTGCTTGCGGGGATTCTTTAAGCCAACTTGCTTGAGAATACCAAGATTCCGTTTTTCTTATCTGTTGTACCGAGTTAAAATGTTCAAACCAAAGTTTAAATTCTTTTAATTCTAATATCTTGACCATAGTATTACTACGTGATCTATGTTTCCAGATAAACTCTTCGTCTTCCGGTGCAACAAATATAATCATATTGACGGGAGTTTTCAATAGTTCTGCAAATTTTTCTTTGTAATGTTCGTATGACCGTTTAAATGCGGCTGATATACTTTCCCTACCCAAATCCCATAACGCAGTAACTATCGTAACATTTTGAGGTATTTCCTCTGTAAATATTTCATCAATCGTATGTAATGTAACTTGTTTATAAGTGTCAATTAATTTTTTATATGGAAATGCCAACTGCAATTTTTCAATTATAGTATCTTCAATTTGATCATAAAATACAGGTGTATATTCGGTACGTTTAGTATTTTTTATAAAAACCCCATAATCATATCTAACGCACAATGGAATAAGTTTTTTATGTGTTCTTAAGAAGGAAGTTAATGTAAGTTTTGGTTGCAAATGAATTTCATGCACGTTTTCATTTACTGTACCCTGCGGTGCGTTAAATGGGACTGTAATAATCAATTCAGCCGAAGTATTTAGAAGTTTTTGTATAAGACTTCGTGAATCGTTTAAATTCAGATGCTCCAGTATATCTCCCAGAATAATAAAGTCATACTGGGAAAAATCTACCGAGGTGTGCATTACGTTTTCTATAAACACATTTTTATATTTTTCCCGTAAATTATACTGCTCTACGTAGGGAAAAAATACTTCCATTGCATCAATATTAGTAAACTGCGGGGATAGTAAATCTGCATAGGTACCACATCCCGCACCAATGTCTAATATTTTAACATCTGTATTGTTGGCCGATTTTGTTATGAACTCTAAAATTTGTTGTTTAAAAATTGTAGTACTAAATGGCATAAACTATTTTGTCCTGTAATAAACGTATGATTTAAATATTACTCCTGGTACTACAAACCTCCCATTTTTCTATGAAAATAGAAATCTTCCACATAAACCCCACTCAGTTCGGTGGATTCAAATACTTTAAATGCGTCACCTAACGTTGATAAAATGGGTTTACCGTCTACGTTAAACGACGTATTCAGTAACACACCAATGCCAGTTAGTTTTTTAAACTCGGTAATTAAATCATATAATTTCTGATTCTGTTCTCGTGTAACTGTTTGTACCCGCGCAGTTCCATCTACATGAACAATTGCAGGTATGATATTTTTATATTTTTCTTTTACTTTAGGACAAAAACTCATCCACCTGGATTCACCCTCCCATTCAAAATATTCTGACACATCTTCTAAACGAACTACAGGAGCAAATGGTCTGTACCATTCTCGGTGTTTTACTTTTAAATTCAATGTGTCTTTCATATCGGACAGTAACGGACTACATAAAATACTACGATTACCTAACGCACGAGGACCGTGCTCCGACCGTCCGGTAATAAATCCAAGTATTTGACCCTGCATAAGTAACGTAGCTAATTTATCTAACTCAATTGATTCTCCAAGATAACGTTCAACATATTCAGATAACCGATGTTTGTCAAGTAATTCTGGTCCTGCGTATGTTACGTCAATTGAATCCGGTGGCATGATCATATTTGCCAGCATACCCACCGCTAACCCACAATCATTTGGATTTGGTCCAACAAACACGGGTCTATTATATTTTTGGTTTATTTTTGTATTTAATACAATATTCAATCCACACCCACCCGTTATACAAATAGGAAGTTCTGTGTGAGATTGTATTTCCTCGTCCACGTACTCAAAAAATAATTCTTCAAATACGTGCTGTGATGTAGCAGCTACATCATATGCAACTTGATCAATCAATCTATTCTGTATATCAAATGGTATAGAAATTTCTTCAGATAAAATTTTAAAATGCTCTTCGTAATTCCCGCCAGAAATATTAGAAGTATATAATTTTTTAAATGCATTTACCCAATCTGTTCTTACATTACCATATGATTGTAGTCCTAGAATTTTTCCAGCATATACCAAATTACCCAAACTTAGTGCATTTTCTTTTTTAATGTCGCCAAGATATTCACCAAATATCATATATGGAAATCCCAAATCCAGTCTATGTTCTCGTAAAACAGTAAGTGGTTTTCCTCGTTCTGCTAGATAAATTTTAAAAAATCCATCATTACCGCCACCATCAAACGAGATTACCAATGCTTTTTGAAATGGTGATTGATAAAATGTACCTGCCGCATGTGATTCGTGGTGCTTACACTCAACGTGAATTTTTGCAGGAAATCCTTCCCAATAGTTAACACTGCCGTGGTGTTCAATTGTTTCACAGTGTTGATGTAAACAATAACCGTATTCGGTGAAACCATATTTATTCTGAAAATAGTCTACTATCAGTTTTGATAAGTTTTTTCTTGAATGTGCCACGTAATATTGCGTATAACCTGCGTTCTTTACATTCAAGAATCTTTCAATTTCCAACACTTCCAAAATTTTTCCACCATATTCAACTGCAACTGATGCGTTATGGGAGCCATATACTGCTATATTTGGTAAATCAAATTTCTCATATACAAATGGTGCAGGTGACTTATACACAGGCACCAAATATTTTTCCACGTTAGTTAATCTTGACTCTTTTTCTTCTATTAAATTAAAAAATGATTTATAAAAAGACCGTGCTGAATTATCTGAGTGTAGAAAATAACATGGATCCGTTGGAACATCGTGATACCAAGTATCAAACGTATTTAAATAAAATAGTTCAGGATGAGTTGTATGTACCACGGACATAATTCCTTCTTCCAACGGAACAACATCAGCATTCAATATAGTATCCACGAGTGCATAAAATTTTTCTGCAAACGTATGAATTACACTCGGTACTCCTCCAAAAAAACCACCAATTAAACTTGCAGTTAATTCGGTTGGAGCTACTTCTTTAGTCCACTCAACAGGAAGTCGTATCACTTGAGTTGCATATCCAAATATTTTTGATTCACTGACAAGTAAGTCGTATAACTTATCACCCAAGTCTTCATTAAATTTTGCTGTACTTTTATTTGGATAATAGTTTTCCAAATCAAATCTTGCCAATTCAACACCACCCAATGTTTCTGGAAACAACGCATGGTGAAACAGTCCCGCATCAATCCATACTACAGGAGTTTCTTCTATTTGACGATGTTTAATAGTATCCAGTAAAAACCATAACTTTGACAAGCACAGAATATGTAACCTATTATTATGTTTATATAATTCTGATGCGTCATTATTGAATAAATTAACATATCGTTCTTTTAAAGAATAAACTTTTTGATAGTTTGGAAGATCTTCTAATTCCACGTGTCGTAATTCAAAATTTATTAAGTTATATTCTTGAACGAATTTTGTTAATTCCGGTTCTTGAAATTTATCGTGATAAACCACAACTTTTTGCGTACCCAATCGTGAAATTGCATATAATGTTGGTTTATAATAAGAAAAATTCCATCCTCTACCGCCCATTATAGATAAAGGATTTGAGTAATATACTGCAGTAACTATTGTTGTATTATTCATCTGAATCCCGTGGTGTGTTTGTAAGATAACTTATTTTATAACTTCTTGAATTTTATTTAGTATGTTGTATTTTTCCAAAAATATATTTTTATTTTCTAGCATGTACGGGAACATTTCGTCATACAATTTTTCTGCGTTGTTATTTATGTCTAATATAAGAGAACGCACGGCATCCAAGTCATCCAAGTCTGGCATCTGTATATATCCTCGGGAATCATAATATTCCGCAATATTCGTACTTCCATAATAGATCGGAATTGTGTTAGTTAACAAATTATCTGTAAATTTTTCTGTGGTATAAAATGGTTCCGCTGTATTTTCTATTCCTATAGAAAACCGATATGATTTAAGTGCAATGTATTTATTCCATGCTTCCCCTTTACATCTACCGGTGGCGGTCCATTGTTTACCGTATACATCAACCGGTAAATCATTGTCTATAATTAGATTTGCCACGTTCATACGTTTACGATAAATGTGAGGTGCGTCAGAAGGAACCCACCACATATTATCCGGGGAGTTTGATACCACCATACTAATATTTTCTGTTTTGGACAAGTCCCACTGATTTATGTGTTCAAGTCCCCACTCAGAATCACCACCGCCACCATACAGCATATAATTTGGACCTTCAATTACTTTCTCATTATCATGATCAAAAATATTACGGTTTTGAACGAATACCCAATCAGAATAATCAACCGCATTGCGATCTATATTATGTGACCACGACGGTTCCATTCCAAAAAATATGGTGTGTTGTTTATCGGTTTTAAGTACGTTGTCACCCAACCTACCGAATACTATTGCCCATTCATAAGAATCGTCGGTAACAAATTCAAAATTTTCAAAATGGTACTCATTTAATTTTAATTGTGCTAATACTCGTCCAATAATACTAACAGAAGGTTGATCGTGTGTCCACCAGCAAAAAATTCTAATTTTAGTTTTCATAATTTATCTCTGTTTATTAAATAAAAATGTTCGTACGGATACTGCGGCAAATCTTCCATTACTTTGGTATAAGGTTGTCCAAACATACCAACAATAGTAGAAGATTCAGTTTGTATATATTTTCCAGTTCCATGATTCCAAAATCCAATAAATTCTCTATTAAATCTTGAATATTTTCCAACGCCAGGTGTTATATTATCATCACGAACGTCGGATACAATATTATGAATTCCTGGTAAATAATACTCTGGGAATGCTTCATTATATTTGTCGATGTACCTATACGTTATGTCCCCGTCTTCTTCTCCAATACCCAGCAATCGTTCATCCAACCATCCTATATCAATCATTCCGTCCTTTGTATAACATGCATGACTAAATGAACCATTGAATTTACACATTCGTGTGATGGACGAATTTATAGACTCAAACGTATCAAAAAAACTTTCATTTAAAATATCAACATCATCGTTTAAACATAATAATAAATTAGTGGGTGAATGAATTACCAACGTATTGACTAATTTAGCGTATCCACGAAATGATGGGAAAAATATAGGATATACATTATTTGTAGTTCCAATCAATTCCAATACCGATGTACGATACGTTTCATCAAATTCCGTATTATTTAGTCCATTTATTGCTACTAGTATAGGTATATTTTTCCTATATTCACGAATAGCTAATAATGTTTTCTTAAACATATCAAATCGTTTAGAAAACGTTGTAATACCAATACTATACGGCAAGATTGTTGTTTCTGACATATTCTTCTCTATTAAAATATAAAATGTTTTCTCTGTCTTGAAAATGCGGTAGATGTAATGGCAACACACGATCCTCACTGACCCCGGTTCGTATGAATTTATAATTCCATCTATCCATCAAATGTCCATCTTCCCCTCCCCACGTAGTAAATTTTTCATCAAAAAATCCAATGTCTTTTATAGATTTGATTGATGTTAAATGAAATCCACCGAATCCACCAACACATCCTTTTGTAAATACTAATGGATGTGTTCCGTGCGGATCAACTTGATCTAATGGTATATTTCCATCGTCAAGTTTTGCAAAATTAAAGAAAAACCCAATTTCATATGTTACGTTTGATGCGAGAGTGGCTAACGCATCCCATTGTGTCCGATGTATAAATACATCGCAGTCCATCAAACAAATGTTATCTTCCTCTGGAAATGTATTTATTATTCCGTTAAGTTTTTCTGATCGTTTATATGTTCCAATTGGGTATGGAATATGTGTTGCGTCGTCAATTATTTTTTCTGGTGAATAGTCAAATATATTGGCAGTAGCGGGTACCGACTTACTGTTTAGATATCGTACCATATCCTTTAAATATGGCCACGTTAAGTGTACATTTCGTTCTCTGCTACTATTTTCTTGGCCATCTGTCCAAAAAGCCATGCAGAAATGTATCATAACCTAATGGTTCCCGTTTCATAATGTTGAGTAAACCAAGAAATTGTTTGAGATAATCCGATTGGTAACTCTGTGTATTTTATAGGATATACTAGTTGGAGTTTACTCGTATCACTTGGTTTTCTTTCTTGTCCGTTATGTTGTGTACTATCTTCAAACACAATCTTTCCCGTGAAATTCATTTCCTTTGCAATTAGATGTACCACATCACGTATTTCGTACTGAGTCGGTGATGATACTACCAATGGTTCTACATCTTCATAATTAAATATTGCCCATGCAATAACTTTTGCTAAATCTTCGGCATAAATAAATTCACGATACACTTTTCCATTTCCCATCACATTTAATGGAGTATTATTTATTTTTGCCAAATAACATTTATGAATTAATGCAGGAATTACGTGAGCAGATTCTAAATTAAATTGATCATATTTACCATATACATTTGTAGGTATTATGGTTGTCCATTTTTTATTATATTGTGTTTGATATGCCCGAGTTTGAACTTCTAACATTCTTTTTGCATAAGCATATCCAAAATTTGAATCATGAGGTTCTCCATCGTGGATTTTATGTGGCTGTAATGGATACGTTGTTTTATCGGGAAATATGCAAGTTGACATCATCCCTAGTAATCGGTTCACATTGTATTGATGAGCATATTGCAATACATACGTATTCATTATGACGTTTTGTTCGTAAAATCCTACGGGATCTCTACTATTAGCCATTACCCCACCAACCTTGGACGCTAAGTGAATAACATGTGTTGGATTGTATATAGAAAACATACTTTCTACATCAGTTTTATTTGTTAAATTAAATTGAGTAGACGATATGTAGTTGGCAGAGGGTAAATATTTCTGTAAGTTTCTACCCACTAAACCCGACCCCCCAGTTACCAATATTTTGTTCATAGTTCTCCTGTCAACCGTTCACCCCATCCATGTTCTCTTGAGTGTGGCCACACAATCCATCGTTTTGGCTGGTCTAATGTGTGAAATATTCTCCAGAGTTTACAATATCCGGCGGAGTCGTTTTTCATCATCAAAATTTCTTGTTCATTGGCATCTTCTCTATGAATTTCTACCCCTTCTTTATTTTCAAATGCCACTGCCCATACATCATAATCATTGTACGGTACCCATGATATTGGTATATCAATACAATGTTTGAATACACGTAGATATGGTTCTCCTGGAGGATTAGGAGGTTCTTTGTGATCTAACGTATATTGTTGCACAGATCGTGTATCAAATTTAATACCTGCATAATTTTCATAATCTTCAAGCGTTCTAATAGTTCCAAATCCAAAATCACCGAAATCTTCTGCCGGATCATGTTCTCCGTCAATGCGGAGTAATCGTCTATTTCTTGCCAAAGAAGCATTATCCCAACGTCCCCATTCTGCTATATCATCCCACGACTTTCGTGGACGATGTTCCCGAGAATATTCATGATATACTACTGGTTTATGAGGAGAAAACAAATCATAACCCCATGTATAGGCTCGGGCAGCAATAGAAATTTCTTCGCCATGAAATAAATAATTGGGATCGTGAGGAACTTCTTTACAGAATTGTCCAAGGGTAAATCCAAAGTGTGCTGAATAGAATCGACTCGGATATGGAAGTGTTCTATTTTGCCAATCTGGAATTACGGATGGAATAAAAAATACTGCTCCCTGTGGCGTAAATCTGTCAAATGTCAAAAACCACGGATCTGTTGCTCTACCAGTAGGATCATTGTGTGGTTCGTAACTTGATACATATGCAGTCAGTAATGGCTTTTTGTGTCCTACTTTTTGTAAATCCTTTACCATTTTAATTAGTGTATCATCCCAATCTTTTGCAAATCGGTGATGTGAATCTAACTGTAACGTGTAAGCTTCATCAGTCCAATGCTTTTGAATTTGGTATCGTGCCCAACACGTTCCTCTAGTTTGTAAATGAGGTATATCAAGAATTTTAAAACGAGCATCGTTTTTAAATTCATCTAACGTATCCCAATCATCCTCGGTTGCATGTTGCCACGCAATACAAAAACGTAAATTTTTGGGTTTCTTTGCATTTGCAATACAACTACGAATCGTTGGTAATAATTCTGGATCTCGGTATGCGGCAATTTGAATAAAAATGTTTTGATTCTTTTTCATATGTTAAACTCTCCAGATAATCTAGTCATCCATCCTTTACTCAAACTATGAGGCCATACTATCCATTTTGCTGGTAGGTCGTCGTGATAAAAATTTCTCCAGATGTGTGAAAATTTATCTTGTTCATACGGAACACTTAAAATTCTCTGAATTTCCTGTTCATATGCGTCTTCTCTATGAATTTCTACCCCTTCTTTATTTTCAAATGCAATTACCCAAACATTATAATCATTTTCTGTAAATTCTGGTCTATGTACGTCTATACACATTCTATGGTATTTTGCCAATCCCTGTGCATGATATACTTCATCTATTGACACGGGAGGTAATTTCTTGGTAATCGTATCTCTATGTACTTGTCGTGTACTAAACTTTAATCCCGCATACAATTCATATTGTTCTAATGATCTAACTTGTTTTTTTACTAATTTATTTGATGGTGAGATTACATCAATACCTAGTAAAGTTCTATTATGTTTGTGGGATGTAGTATCTAATTCTTTCCAATCAGTATGGTCATCCCAATGTTTCTTTTTACCTTCTCGTGTATATTCATGCCAAATAACTGGTCTATGTGGAGCAAATAAATCATACCCCGCCATATACGCTCGTACAGACAGATTGATCTCTTCTCCATGAAAATAGTACGTGGGGTCATATTCCACTTCTTTACAAAATTTCCCATCGGCAAAAATAAAATGACCCGAAATAAATCGTGACGGCATTGGACGATCTAGTTCTTTAAAATTATCTATGGTGTGCGGTAAAAAGTGTACGGGCCCTTCAGGAGCAAACCGGTCAAATTCCATAATCCACGGTATCATCATTCTACCAGCGGGATCGTTTTTTGGATCAAAACTGGGAAGATAGGAACTTAATAGTGGTTTTGGGCAATCTTTTGAACGAAGACTTTCCAGCATCTCAATAACTGTAGTATCCCATCCCTTACTAAACCTGTGATGGGAATCTAACTGCATTGTATACGTTTCTTTATTATAGGCTTTATTTAGTTGATGTCTCGCCCAACACGGACCCTTCGCATCACGATAATCAATATCAATAATATCAAAACGAGAATCATCTTTAAACTCGTCTAAGTTATCCCACTCTTCGTATGGGGAATGTTGCCAGGCAATACCAAATCGTAATCTATCAGGATGATCAGCATTTGCTAAACAATCCCGTAATGTATTTAATAATTCAGGATCTCGGTATGCGGCAATTTGTATATAAATCGTTGGATTAGAAACTTTTTTCTTTTTTCTTGGAGCCATATAACCCTCGTGAGGAAACCTTTAACTTACCAATATACATATTATTCACTTTGTTGTCAAGTGGGTTTAATACGGTGTTACCGTCCACTGAGTTCCATCCCAATACTTGACGGGTTTTATTACCCATGCAGCACCCGTCCACACTTTCATGGGTTTTGCCGTCCATGCAGCACCTGTCCAGACTTTAATTTGTCCAGTGTTTCCTGCCGCCGACGATAGTGCAACGTCAAAGGTACCGGCTCCACCGTCTCGTAGTACAATTGTATCAAACGCCATTATGGACTACCCGTTGCAGTTCCATTACCCGACCGTCCGACCAACGCATCAGTTTCACGGGCCTCAACAAACACTTCGTCCACATTATCATACCATGTAAATGTGACATCACCATTTCCGACACGAGTTGTGCTCTTGAGTAAGGTTCCATCCGAGACGCGACACAATCTTGCCGTAACCGTTCCACCAGACGACCCAGAAATAGTTGAGGTGACGGTGTAGATGATATTATGTACCGTTGTCCACACTGCCAATGGAAGAGTAGAAGTCACTCCATTGATAATACGCCATCTACGTGACGCAGTAAGACTCATTCTGGTCGTGTCTGGGTCATCGGTCCATCGGTCCCAATCGTTCGGGGATTGTAATCCGACATTGGTTGACGCTGGATACCAACCCAATTCCGTTTCTGCAACCAACGGAATGGCTCCTTGATTTTCCCAGCCACCTCCCGACAATTCCCCTACAGCCGATTCACATTCAAACTGCGTAAAAGTAATTGACGGAGCATTTATAACTTGATTACTCAAAAACCCGAGATTAGAACGGAACCAGTGTGTTGATGGTAAGAAGATGAATTGTGCGGCAGTGATGTTACTTTGGTTACCCGCTGCTTGACTATTCTGGATACCGAACAATAGAGATTGATTGTGCGCACCCACTCCCAATGCAGATTGGTCAGATTCGTAATTGAGATACATCATTCCACCAAAGTTACTAGGTGAAGTGCCTAGTGTACCAATAGATACACCGAAATTGAAGGTATTCTTTCCTCGCGCAAGCGTAATACCCGCACCTTGCGCACCACCACTGTCTACTCGCTGACACACGAAGGTTACCCCACAATTTAACACGTTGGTATCCGTATACGAACGTTCTGCTTGTGCGCCGAATGCAATACGAGGACCAACTGCGGCGGTCTGTGAATAGTATATAACTGCTCCCGATTGTCGTAATGTAATGGTTCCAGGTTCTTGCACCCATAAATCAAATGTCTGTTCGTTTGAATCGTTAGCGGTAGTACCACCCGGTGTGAAGATTGGGGGAAGCACCAATGCCACGGAATTCAATACGCGAGTCGTTGTTGCGGGGTCAAACGTATAGGTGACACATAACAAAAAGGCAATGTGATTAAATGCTGCACCGTTCGTTACGGCAGATGTACGAGCTTGAATGTTCTGTGCCGTGTTAGTCGCCCAAACTGGCGTTGCCCCTTGGTCATACATGTATACCATTGCACGAGCAGATGCAAGGTCGGTAAAGTGAGCACCTGACAACTGTTCTGCACCACCTGCCACGCTGATACCTAACGTAGGGTCGTTAGTAGCACCCGTGGCTTGGTCGTTGTAGATTGCTTCAATCCATACACGACGATATGTTTTAGATGCTTCTGGAAGGAACGTATCCAATGCAGGAATTTGCGTGGTACCAATGTTTGCCAACGTGGTCGTTAAGGCACCAGTATTTGATTCAATGGGAATACGCACCGTCTTTACGTGTTCAGTAGACGCATCATCATATTCATATGTGATAATAATTTTGGCAGAATGATTAATCGTGGTTGGACCGGTGAACTGCACTCCAGCCCCGACGTTATGTACTTGTGTCGTAAAGTTTGTTGTAAAATATGCTGTAACATCTCGTTCAAATATATATGCTCCATGTTCACCCGAGTTGGCTGGTGGGTTACCAAGCGTTGCATTACTGAATGCCACTGCCCCAATCTGAATACCGAGTACTGGGTTTGTCATGGTTGCTGCAGTCGTCTGCGCATCCATCACATGTACGATAAGACGTACCGAACGGAATACTTTTGATGTTTCTGGTAGACGAACTGCCACTTGTGTAAAGTCACGACGAGTGTTTGATGCCAGTGTCGTGTTACTACCTCCCAGCCAATATTCTACGGTTTTAATTCTTGTTGCCATAATTTATTCCTTTTAGTTCGTGTCTACCCATAAGTCATTGACTGCGGGACTGCCTGGTGCGGTAGTTCCTACGGTAAGTTTTAGTGAGACGGGATTAAATTGTGCGAGAGAACCCGTAATACCAGCCGATGCGGAAACGATGGATGCAGTTACTTGGTTCACTATTAATCGGTTCCATCTATTACTTGTACTTCCTAAATTTTCTTCATCAGTTGTTTCAGGATACAGTGATAATCCGTCCCACGCAAATCCGTTAAATCCCAACCCCCCAAATCGGAGTTGTGTATTATTAGTTTTCAAGAACGATGACCCCTGACCATCGTTTCCAATATATAAAACTTGATTAGATCCAGTAACACGGAGGGTTATTCCTGAAGTCTGTCCAGGCAATTGATCAACAGTTAATGACCCGGTGTTTATGGAAATTGAACCAGTGTTTATTGTTAAGGAACTTGATAACAGAGTGAGTGATCCTGTGGCAGTTATTGCTCGTGATCCAGATACGGTCAATGACCCTGAAATTACTTGATTCCCTGCAACAACCAACCGTTCGTTTGGCGTTGCTGTTCCAATTCCTACATTTCCACTGGCACTAATAAATACCCGTGTGTTTGCGGTACTGTTTGGTCCATTGGTAAATAATCGGATATTACTATTTGCGCCAGGATGCGCATGACCGATATCCAATTCACCGACACTGGAGGTTACATACAAATACGCATCACTTGCCCCACCGACCAACGGACCATTAAACGTAGTACTATTAATACCAAATGACGCATAGTTTCCAAAATCCGTGGTATTATTTGATGAAACTACCACATCAGCACTTGCATTGTTTCCCGCAGACGCATTGACAACTTCTAATTCAAAGAAATCATTCACACTACCACTAATTGTTACTGGACTATTATTGGAACTAGAAACAATCAACGATCCTGAAAGTGTTGTTGGTCCGTTGACGTTTAATGCTCCTGATACATGTATATTTTTTTTATTATCTATTTTAAAAATGTCTATACTTGCCGACGAAATGGTAAAGAGTTCACCAGAAGCACTGTCAATCACTTCAAAGAGTGCACCCAAACTTCCTGACACAGAAAATACTGTAGATCCGCTTCCAATTGCTCGTAATACGTTAGATGATCCTGATACAAGTAGCGAACCGGTGATAACCGCTGACCCGTTAAAGGGGAACCCTGCTCCACTTCCACCACCGGTTCCCACCGATGAAGTAGTATGAATTTGGTTAGTTGCCGTGTTCAAGACCAAAATTTTATTTGTTGCTGTCGTATCCACAATATTCGTTAACTGAGCGTTTGATGCAGTTAATTGGGTTACTGCAATATTCGTTAACTGAGCGTTTGACGCCGTTAACTGTCCCACCGTCAATCCATCGGGGAACGATACACTTCCAGAAAAATAAGATGCGGATATTGCGGTTTGTGCGAAACTTGCCGATATTGCTCGTGACGAAGAAACGGCAAAACTTGAAGTACCAAAGAATCCGACTTGGTTATTGAGGGAACTGGTGTAGGAGGATGCTAACACACTACCACTAACTGCCAATCGGTTAGTTTGGCTTGATTGTATTCCAATGCCTACGGACCCCCCATACACGTTAATTGTTGATCTAATATCATTAGCCCAAAATCCAGTTAAATCTTCTGCGCCAACATAGGGAGTTTCACCTAATATAAAATAATCACCAGTGCCAACGTAAAAGACATCGTTAGTAGTAATACTTGATCCGAAAGCACCACCAGGAGTCTTTTCTATTGTTAATTTATTACCTTGATTTTCTAACGTAAAAGAAGATGCTGTAACATTTATTCCGCTCCCACTCACCAACAACGATCCCGTAATAACTGCTGATCCACTGAATGGGAATGCGGGAGTAGACACAGCATTTGTTGCATACGAGGCGGTTAACGCATAGGACGCACTATCTGCATAACTGGCAGTTCCAAACAACGATCCTGTCAATCCCGAAGGACCGAAATTGGTCGCACCCGATACAATCAACGAGCCGGAAAGAATCGTACTGCCGGTGACTTCTAAATTGTTAAAACTTCCAGAATCGGTATAAAAAAATGGCATAATGTTATTCTCTTCAAGTTTCCGTCAATCTATAAATAGAGTCTAAAAATAGGTTGTGGTGTAAAAACCATTTCATAAATAATATTAAGTAGTAACAATTTGAGTATTTTGTAATTGAATTGATGTTGCGTCTATACTACCATCCGCATTTAACCGAATTATTTTTTCAGCGGTGATTGATTTATATGAGCTGAAAGTTCCACCGACGTATAATTTTCCGCTTGAGTCAATCGCGAGAGATGTAACACTACTATCAAACGCTATAGAATTATCAAAATTGGTATCTTTCGTTCCATCGGCATTTAATCTGATAATATTATTTGCCGTAACTCCTTTATACGTAGTAAAACTACCACCAACATATAGTTTTTCATTAGTATCAAGAATCAAAGAATATACAAGTTCTAAATTTCCAAACGCCGTTGAGTTATCAAACGCTGTGTCTTTGGTTCCATCTGCATTGAGTCTGATGATACTATTTGCTTGAACTCCTTTATATAATTCAAAAATTCCACCAACATACAGCTTTCCACTAGAATTTAAAATTAATCTTAAAACGGAACCATCAAACCCTGTTGAATTATCAAACCCCGTATCTTTGGTTCCATTCGGATTCAGACGAATTATACTATTTGCTTCCACTCCTTTATATAAAATAAAATTTCCACCAACATATATTTTTCCGTTGGAGTCAATCTCAATAGAATTTACTTCCGCGTCAAACCCAGTTGAGTTATCAAACGCTGTGTCTTTGGTTCCGTCTGCGTTGAGTCTAATAATATAATTTGCTTGAACTCCTTTGTATGAAGTAAAAAATCCACCAACATATATTTTTCCGTTGGAATCAATTTTTGTGATATAAACCGACGCAGTATCTGCTGGAATAGTAAACCCTGTTGAATTATCAAACGCTGTGTCTTTGGTTCCATCTGCGTTGAGTCGGATAATACCGTTTGCTGCAACGCCTTTATAACTAGTAAAACTTCCACCAACATATATTTTTCCGTTGGAGTCAATCTCAATAGAATAAACTCCTCCATTAAACCCTGTTGAGTTATCAAACGCTGTGTCTTTGGTTCCGTCTGCGTTGAGTCTAATAATATAATTTGCTGTAACGCCTTGGTACGAAGTAAAAAATCCACCAACATATATTTTTCCGTTGGAATCTATTACAACTACTTGCACGGTGTTGTTGAATGCACCTAATATATTACTTCGTAATTTATTAGTAATAATAATTGAGTTAGTTCCCTCTGGTTTAATAACCATCATATTCATGGATCTATATTCTCCATTTAACGATAACTGATACGAATTAGTCCTTGTGCTCCAACGCCACCAGAACGATTTCCTCCACCTGTTTTAAATGCTCCACTTCCACCGCCGCCATATACAGAACCAGGTAGCCCTGTAAAGCTTACTGCCCCATGTCCGTTTGCACCGTTTCCACCATTTTCCGTGGTTCCTAATCCACCCTCAACACCAGCATCACCACCATCGCCAGTTGATCCTGCGCCGCCACCACCGGCCCCGTTTAAATTAGATCCTATTCCACCTGCACCAGGACGAGCTCTACCACCACGATACGTTGTGTCACCTACGTTGGCAGGTCTACTAAAGTCAATATCGCCGCCACCCCGACCAGAGGTTCCTCCGTTAGCCGCAGATATTCCCCCTTGTCCACCTCTACCAATTACGTCCGTAGTATTCCAGGTAGTATCACCACCGTCAGTTCCATCACCAGTGCTTGCCGTTCCGCCAGTACCGATTGAATACGATATATTTTGTGATGGTGATGAATAAAAAATAGTTTTTTTGGCGTATCCTCCTCCTCCACCACCGCCGCCACCTGCGTTATTAACCGTACATCCACCACCTGCACCACCACCACCCCAACATTCCACCACCACTTCCGTGATTCCTACCGGCTTGGTCCAATTTCCTGCACCGGTCGTAGTAAATGTTTGCACCGTAAATGGAACTTCGGGAACTACTACGGGATCAGCAAATCGTATTGTTCCACCTGAAAATTTCACCCCTTGTAAAAACCTGACTGCCATATCTTATGTCTCCCCGTATGTCATCGCGGTCCAATAGGTCGTTCCTGTCAAGTTCGTATTACTATTAGCGTTGATTACGAAACTTCCTGCTGCCTTACTTTCAATCGTCCAACTTCGTGCATCTTCACCCGTCACTGTGACTGCGTACGATGTGTTGGGGAAAGCGGTTGCAAAATTGACTGTAGCTTTTCTTGGATTACCAGCAAACGAGGTATTTGCAACACTTCCTGCTTTGGTTCGTAATCCCGCGTAGGGTGCGAAACTTGCGGAAGTTGCGAATGATGCGGTAGTAGCAAATGACGCAGATGTTGCAAACGATGACGTGGTTGCAAAAGACGCCGAGACACCAGTTAACTCATTAATTTGCGTTGAACTGGATAGTATTCCCGAAGGAACGTTGGTAATTCCCGTATATGAGATTTGTCCCGAACTTGATACCAACGCCGGTTTATTAGCGACATTATTATATTCTACGTAAGACGCAGTTTCTATCGTCGTAGGCTTATTTTGAATCTGCGTATAATCTACTTGTAAGGAACTACTAAAGATTCCGCTAGGAAGGATTGTGGGTGCGTATGAGGCAGATGTAGCAAATGATGCGGTACTTGGTGTAAACGTGATAGATGTAGCAGCACTTGCAGTTGTAGCAAAAGAACTTGTCGTACTAAAGGACGCCGTTGCTGGTGTAAATGTTATACTCGTGGCCGCACTTGAAGTTGTTGCAAATGACGCCGATGTTGGTATAAACGTAATAGACGTTGCTGCCGATGAAGTGGTTGCAAAAGACGCTGAGACACCAGTTAACTCATTAATTTGTGCTGAACTGGATATTAATGCGGGTTTGTTCGCAACATTTACATATTCTACGTAGGATGCAGTTTCTATCGTTGTCGGTTTGTTTTGGATTTGTGTATAGTCAACTTGTAAGGAACTACTGAAGATTCCGTCAGGAAGGATCGTCGGTGCATAAGACGCAGAGGTTGCAAAGGACGCAGTAACCGTATAGGATCCTGACGTTGCATACGAAGCAGACGTTGCGTTTGCTGGTGTTCCATTAATCCAATTTCCCGAACTATAAATGAGTGCTTGTCCGTTAGATGGTGACGTAACCGTCACATCACTCAAATCATTCAACAATTGTGCTGCCGCTCCTCCGCCCACACTACCCGCTGACGTATTACGGAATAATCCCGCACTAATAATATCATTACTTCCCGTATCTGCCAAATTCGTGGTGTCGCCCTTCATCACCAGATAGCCAACAAACACGGTAAAGAGTGTAGTGGCTGGACCTTCTGCAAATGGATCCGTTAAAATATTGGAAACTGCATTTGCAAGTGACGTATACTTTGCTTGTCCGAAATAAATGTAGTGAATACCCGTCACCGGTTCTATGAAGACCCGTTGAATACTCCATTCGTTGGACGCAAGTGAGGCAGTCGTAAGTCCACCATTATCATACCAACCTGGCTTCAAATCAGTATAGAAATTGTTATTATTTGCATCTACCGTATATGCAGATCCCGACCGATAGATGTAAGCAAGACTTCCTGTACTAACGGAGGGAGATTGATAATCTGACGGGGTTTCGGGATTTTGACTGTAGAATCCCCCGTAAATAAATGCGTTACCTGCTGCACGAGTAAACTTCAACGATCCCGATTGTGCCGTGATCCCATAACCACCCACTTTGATTGGACCGAAGTTACGTGCAAAGTCGGTGAGTTGGGCTGTTTGACTATATTGGGTATTGACTTGTTCACCTTTTGCCGCAATGGCTTGTTGATTGAAATGTCCAACGGCACCTAATGGAATCTTGTCATGATAGTCCAGTGAGGTAAATTTCGTAGAGGAACTTTCCAGAATTCCATTTGCGTTAATAGCAAGATAGGTAACAAATCCTTGAGTGACATCAATACTACCCGTGATTACCGGCCAGTTTACATATGTAACGGTTGGTGAAGAGGCAGATCCAGTATTTGCTCCGTGGTTGACAATAATACCCGAGCCTGACCGAATATGAACTTCACTACCATTAAATCCATTGATTCCACCATGTATTAATCCCGTTTCCAATACGCCTTCAATCCAATCAAAGTTGACCGTGGAATCGGTTTTATGGGTATACCAGAGATCGTTACTAGATCCACTGATATAGAAATATGCGGAATCAGGATCGGGACTGATTGCAATGTCAGTGGGATATAATTCCAACCAACGATGAGCCATTAATGTTTGTGCATGAATATCACTACCAGATACTTCTGCGGGAGTGATAATTGCACCATTAATACTTGCAGTTACTTGTGCGGAACTACTGATTACACCACTTGGTAATATTGTCGGTGCATATGAGGCCGATGTAGTAAACGAAGCAGTTCCAATAAACTCACCCGTAAACGATCCTGTGAACGATCCCGTAAATGGTTCGGTGATATTAGTAAATTGTGTAGAACTGGAAATCAGTGTTGGTTTGTTTGCTATATTGCTAAATTGTACGTATGAAGCAGTTTCAATCGTGGTAGGTTTATTTTGTATATCAGTATAATCTACTTGTAATGAACTACTAAACAATCCATTCGGTAAAATGGTTGGTGCATAGGAAGCAGTTGTCGCAAAGGACGCAGTTCCAATCAATTCTCCAGTAAACGATCCCGTAAACGATCCGGTATTGTCATTTAATATTACAATTGCGGATCCACTTCTCGTATAGAGTTTCCGATCCGCAACGTTAATAGCAAGTTCTCCCACCGACAAGGATTCTGTCGTGGGGGCAACTCCTGGTGTTAAATTACGTTTGTGTAGTATCGTATCTGGCATCTATTACTCTCTTGATATGAACTGTATATAACTATTTTGTGATGATTGGTTATATTCCAAAACGGTCACGTAACGAAATATAATTTTTAAAAACTTCACCTGCCGTTAAACCACGATTATATATTTTTACTGCCGCAATTCTTCCATCCATATAAAACGGTGATGCCGCAGGTGATCGTCTTCCAATTTTTATAGGAACTGCTGGTTCTCCTCCATATGCTTCAGCCGTGGTAGGTGAGTTGGTTCCAGGTATTTCCACACCATTTAAATATACTTTTGCAGTATTTGATGCTACCGTTGTGGTATTTGTAGTAATAATTGACGTTAAGTTATACCACGTGTTACTATTCAATAAAGAATTTCCAGAAAACCAATTTAATGGATATCCTCCCGTAGTTCCATTTTTTGCCCCCACGAATATTTGTCCATTAAGACCTCCATACACCGCCCAACCCCCAACGTCTAATGCTTTAGTAACAAGCATTCTATTAAAAGTCAACGATGTGAAATTAAACCACACATCCACCGTAAATGTTGTATTTGCAAAATCAAATGTAGAATTGGCAGTATTTGCTATATCCGCATAATGTGAACTTGCTGATGTAAACAGTATACTTCCACCGTTTGCACTGTTAAACGTTGGTCCGTTGATTAATGTTGCATTTCTTGAATTTCCTGTCAGGTCTGTCCATGTAGTTCCACTACCGGGGTATGATGCTCTATTTCCTGCGTCTAAATTAATAACCAATCCCGCCGTAGTTATTTGTGGAACAGCAACCATACCCCCAGGATTACCCGATGATGCCCCAGAAAATCCGCCAGGATTTCCACTACTCGTAAATGACCACGGCATTAGTAGAATCCTCCGTCAATGAAACTGGCACTTAATGCATAGGATGATGTTGCGGGAGTAAAGGTGATGGAGGTTGCCGCTGACGCTGTTGTTGCGAAAGATGCTGTAGTTGGCGTAAACGTAATACTAGTTGCCGCAGATGCAGTGGTAGCGAATGATGCACTAGTTGGAGTAAACGTGATAGACGTGGCAGCAGAAGCGGTAGTGGCAAATGAGGCAGTTGTTGTTCTTACTGCCCAACTACTAGTTCCAAAAAATCCTACTGCATTATCTAGTGAACTTGTATAAGATGATGCTGATACGTTACCTTGGACTTGAAGAGTTGCATTAATCGTTGTTGTTGTTCCAATACCAACATTACCTGCTTGCATCCATATATCATAGGCAACTCTATTATAATCAAAAAATCCCCAACCAGTTGAAGTGCCAGGAGAAACTTCTATACCAACATTATTAGTTCCCCGTTCAATTCTAAATGCACGTGATGCCGTAGATAATACATGTAAATGACTAAGCGGTACTGTTGTACCAATACCAATATTACTTCCAGCTTGAAATAGATTACTGGAACTTTGTGCGGTTGCACTACTCCAGAGTGGAACGTAGTTTACGGTACCACCATTTAAACTATTTGCTCTTGTTGCAAATGATGCCGTCGTACTGAATGATGCTGAAGCCGGTGTAAAGGTAATGGACGTAGCTGCAGAGGCTGTTGTCGCAAACGAACTAGATATTACATTATTTGCCCAGCTACTCGTTCCAAATAATGACCCCGTGATTCCATTCGTGACACCCAAACTACCCGATATTGCAAATGATCCTGACGTAGTAAACGATCCACTAAAGACTACGATGTCGGTAGTTAGTAGTAATGATCCAGTAATTGTCTGGGTTCCATTAAAGGAGTTGGATCCCGTTGTGGCAAATACTGCCGATGATGTATTGTTTAATAATTGTGCGTTTTGTGCAAACGATGCGGTTGACGGTGTAAACGTAATACTAGTTGCTGCCGAAGCCGTGGTTGCAAATGACGAACTTACAGTAAACGAAGATGTTTGTGAAAAACTCGCAGTAGTAGCAAACGATGCAGTCGTTATAGAACCACTAAACGATCCCGTATTGATTTGTAGAGAACTGGAGATTAACGTCGGTTTGTTTACAACATTATTGTATTCTACATAAGAGGCAGTTGCAATTGTTGTGGGTTTGTTTTGTATTCCATTATAATCTACTTGTGCCGAACTACTAACGGTTCCTATAGGTAATACCAAACTTCCACTAATTGTACCTAGAACACTTAGTGATCCCGTAAATTGATGTGTGTCATCTGTACTATCACCAAACTTTGTAGAGCCACTTTCATATATTACCGATGATGATATAAATTCAATATTAAATTGTTGCGCGGTAATCGTGTCGGTGACAATTAAACTACCCGTAATAGTTTGTGATGCTTTAAATGCATTGGATCCGGTAGTAGTAAATATATTGTAATTTTGAACTTGTGTAGAACTAGAAACTATTCCGTCTGGTTTATTTGCTAATGTACTCCAATCACTTGCCGCTCCTTCAACATAACTTGCCGTGATTGCAAATGAAGCCGTTAAATTATTTACCACATTTTGTAGTACATTTAAACTACCAGTGACATTTAATGAACCGGATAGTTCGTGTTGATTGTTATCTCGTAATGTTAATTTGGTGGTCATCATCACATCTTCGCCACCAACGAACAACATGATTTCTTCGCCAGGGTCAATTGCACCTAAATGTAAATGCCCACCCGTAGAATACACATACGAGTCATTCGGTCCACCAATGGTTCCAGTATACGTTTCACCATTAATTCCCATGTTGACGAAGTTCGTATTTTCGTCACCATTATTGGCAGTTGCTACGATGTCACTGGATACGGAGTTACCGGTCCCCGTATTTTTCATATTAATTTGTGCGTAATCGTCTGTTAGACCAAGTGCCGTAATAACGTTAAAGGTTGCAACAGATGGTACTGCTTTTACACGTAGTGCATCTGGAGCACCTGCTATCACTTCTGATGTATTGATTCCCACACTACCAGACGGGTCAATAAACACCCGAGCATTATTATCGGCATCTCCAGGACCCGTGAATAAAATAATACGTTTGTCTGGAGATAGATTTCCAATTAGTAAGTCACTTCCTGTGGTGAATAGATATGCGTCTAATGGGTCACCAATTTCGTCAGTTCGCGAATATGTGCTAGAATTGATACCCATGCGAATATATCCACCGTCATCAGTACCTGCGTCAGCAGTAGCAATGAAGTTGGTGGACGCAGATACTCCACTACTAATATTCCGAATATTTACACGATACGAATCATCAGATGAACCGTGAGCATAGATAACATTTTTAACACCCGTCTCGCCCGAGTGAACGGCAAGAGTTTCACCTACTGCGGAATGAAAATGCGGCGCAGTATCATATCCAATAAAAACACCTTTAGTGGTTTGATATATGATACTGGACGTGAGTTCGTTTGCCCCCGAGCCCGTCCACATTGGAATATATCGGGAGGTTCCGCCCGTTACCTTATCTGCTATTGATGCAGTTCCAATAAATGATCCGCTAAATGATCCCGTATTAATTTGTTGTGAACTAGACACCAGTGCTGGTTTATTTGCGACATTATTATATTCTACGTAGGACGCGGTTTCAATCGTGGTGGGTTTATTTTGGATCTGCGTGTAATCTATTTGCGTGGAACTACTCACGAGATTTGGTGGAAGTTCCGTAGAATTTAGTGCATAACTTGCCGTTACTGCAAACGATGAGGTGGTCGCAAAAGATGCAGTACTTGGAATGAACGTAATAGATGTAGCAGCAGATGCAGTAGTTGCAAATGACGCAGATATTACATTACTTGCCCAACTTGCGGTTCCAAACAAAGATCCCGTTAAAGGTACTGATCCAGAAGAAAATCCTTTTGCGCCAACATATTTATAAAACGAAATATTTGGTGGCATGTTTCCTGGGACCGTACTATAAAACGTTACCAGACCTGCATCCGTATCTACAATCCAATCACCTTCACCGAATGCAATAGTTCCTCCAATATTATTACGAATGACATAATTATAAGACGACCCATCGCCATAGTTGAATGGAATTGCATCAATTAATAAAGAACTCGTAAATGCGTTGGTAGTACCAGGAACAGCACCAAGAGGAGCATTTTGCCAATACTGGACGACGCCACTCGTTTGTCCATTACTTAACGCAGGTGCAGTACTAGGTATAAGATCGGCTTGAGTCCATATTTGATTCGTATATACCGCAGAACGACCAGGAAACGAAGTTTCATTAAAAAACTCACGTGAAGAAGTCGTTTGTCCTAATCCTAACCATTTTTTAAATAGTAGTAATGCTTGTTGTGCAGTAGTTAGTGCCATATATAATCCTATACTTGCGTAATAGTTACGCCAGAGAACGATCTAGTACTACCAGCCAATGATGATGATGGAATACCCACTCTAATAAATACTCTTCCAGTTCGTGGAGTGCCGCCGAAAGTAACAACTTTGGTAGTTGCTGTACTACTTCCCACCACTAATGCAGGATCTCCATTGTTGGTGGGGGTTCCGGTTCCAGGATATGCAGTTGAACCATCAATCCACCCATTAGTAGGTATTGATCCGGACACTCGTACATATAATCGCATTGATCCAGAAGTTATCACTCCAGTAAATGCAGCATTTGTTCCCGTAAACGCCACACTTACGTTTGATGCGGCAGTTACTGAACCACTAAATGTAACCCAACGAACTGCTTCTCCTGGGAATGATGCTGTAGTGTCCCCCGCCAATCCTCTATAATCGGGTCCGGCTAATGGGTAATTGGATACATAACTACTACCACTTGGATAATGATAGACATTATTACTCATTTGTAATTCTCTACTACCCGTCAAGTTTACCGATGCAGTCCATAAATTTCCTGCCCCAGAAATATCAGTGGCAATATTTGGATACCAACCAATACCCGAACGACACCGTGCCGTTTCATTACTAATTGTATCTACTCTAATTGGTAATGTAGGAGTCCACGTTGCCGTTGCCGTAGTTCCCGCGGAGTTATATGCAGTAACCGTATAAGTACTGGCAACCGTATATACGTTTGTTGCAACGGTTAATGTGATAGACGAACTAACCAGAGAAGCAGATGTCGGAGGTACTGATGGTAGCGTTGCGTTTACTGACGGTGCTACCGAATTATTTCCTACCGCAGAAAATATTCGTGTACCATTATAAAATTGACTAACTGCATTAGACGCAGTTGTGGCAATGAGTACAGTTTCTCCCGTTGCCAACGTAGGAACGCCAGACACAAATCGGGTAGATCCGCCCGTTGAAGAACCCGTCACTACGGTAACTACTGGGGTTGATGGGTTATCCAAATACCACGTGAATACTGGCGTGTTACCTGTGGTGGAATGTAATAATCGGTAGGTGTGTGGTCCAAGTGCTAAACTTCTGGTTGCTGCGACAGATGCAAGAAATCCTTTCCAGAATCCTTGCTGACCAAACGTTCCATTATATGGGTCTAAATCGGCGGTCACAATTAAATCACCAAACGTACCAACATCTGATGCAGTTGTAAAGACATCTTGTGATAGAGGTGCAACCACTCCATCAACTTCTGCTTGTAACGTTCCCGAATCAGCATCAAATGATAAGGTAGTTCCAGATCCACTGGTTGCCGCGGCAAATGTCCAACTTGCTGTAGGACGTGCGGTTACCGTAATATTACTAAATGATGACGGAGTTGCACCACTTGCAGTAAATGCTGTATATGTGGTTGCGTTCGTCGTTAATGTACGGGTACTTAAATTAGCAGGCTTTGCTGGAGCTAGTCTTCCCAAAATAGTTTCAATTTTATCAAACGCATCTTCTGCTTTATCGCCAGAGCCAATGCCTGATACGTTTCCAGCTGCCCCGCCATATGCCCCATCAGTAGGCAATCCAATTATTACTATTCCGCCTGATATATAGGAGGCTGTTACTGCCAGGGACGCGAATGATGCTGTGCCAAAAAATCCACTTGCGGTAACAGATCCAGATACTTCAATACTACCGCTTGATATTAACCCTTTACGGGCAATAAATTCATTCGCCATATTATCCCTTTTTCACATTTCCAAAGGTTAAAAAAAAGGGGTGGGTAGGATTAGTACCCACCCCTTATATGTAAGTAGTTCTTAGAGTAACTTCGTTGATGTTTTAATCGTCCACGTGCCGGAGGTAACAGTAAACTTTAATCGCACATTTCCAGAGTTGGTATCTACAGTGAAATCTGCATTTCTAGTATTTCCGATATCGTTTGTTGATGTATCGGTAAATTCTATTGAACCACCCGTCCATATTGACATGACCGTTCCTGTACGGAGATTTGCTCCACTCTTGAGAACATAATCAAAATGTGCTGCATCAAAACTTCCGGTGGCCAAACTTAATACAACTTCATTTGTTGTGGGACCGGCAGCAACATAAGTACTAGACGTTTGAAATGCACTTCCAATGGTTGCTCCACCACTTAACGTGACTGCATCAGTGGTAGTTGCACCTTGTGTTGTAATTTGTGCAAGAGTAATGTTACGTGTACCACCAAGTGTAACGGTTCCGCCATTGATGGTAATATTGTTGGATGTAACTTCACCACCAGTAACCGTAAAGTTTGTACTGTTAAATGATGCAACACCCTTTGTTGTTGTTGTTGCATTACTACCACTGATGGTGAGAGTTTGTCCATTGGCGGTTGCTACAACGCCGTTGGTTCCACTGACAATTAATCCTTGTGTTTTAAGATTAATTGTACCGGTACCACTTTCTGATCCTGTGACACTTAATGTACTAACAACACCGGTAAGATTACTACCATCCCCAGAGAATCCCACCGAAGACGTAATTGCTCCAGTAACATATAATCCCGCTTCAACGTGTGTCCGTCGTGAAGGAAATTCCACATACATGGAACTTGAGGCAAGACCCGTATCAATATGATCACCGCCTGATGCTACTGGAATACGACCTGTTATTAATTCTGCTTCGTTTCCTAAAGCACCCGTATTTTTTGGACCCGCTATAATTACTGCGCTATTGTATGCCGATCCACTAAGATTTTCGTAAATGAAGTGATGCGCTAAACTATCCCAGTATATGGATGCAGTGGTCGGAGAAGAGGATCCCGAGTCAATTACCGACAATCCACCGAATCGTACTAAATCATTCGTATTAACAACAATCTTATTATCTGCTACATTTAATTGCGATGAGGTTACGTATTGTACCGACGTTGATACTGCGGTGAGTAATCCCGTGACGGTTAAACTACCCGAAATATTTACGTCTTTAGCAATTCCTACTCCACCTGCGACAATTAATGCACCATTATTAAATACAGTACTATTTGTCGTGTTGGATATAGTTTGTACACCAGTAAAGGTATTAGACCCAGTTGTTGCAATAGTAGCAATTCCTGTTGTGTTACGTACATCAACTTGTACCGAACTACTGAAGACACCTTCTGTATTAAGTTTGGTTTTTACACCGTTTGTAAAATGGGTTGATCCCGTATCAAGAGATAATGTACGGGTAGTTGTAATATCGCCACCACCACTTAAACCATTACCGGCACTAATTGATACGGAACTGTGATCAATGTGTTCGTTTGCTACGAAGTTGGTTGTTAAATCGTGATCAATTTGACTTGATGCGGATACTAATGCTGGTTTATTAAGAACATTTGCATATTCTACGTTTGTTGCAGCAACGCCGGTTAATTGACTACCGTCTCCCTTAAATGACCCTGTAAATGATCCTGTAAATGGTGCGGCAAGATTGGTGAATTGTGTAGAACTGGATACTATGCCGTCTGGGATGTTTGATAATCCCGAATATGATATTTGACTTGATTGTGAAACAAGACCCGATACTCCAATCGTAACAGTATTATTTGTTACAGTTGCCGTAACATTACTGGATCCACTGAATACCAATCCTTCCGTTTTAAGGTTTACCGAATCAGTTCCTGATGTAGAACCCGTGACCGATAGTGTGGTAGCAATGCCTGTTAGTTGACTACCATCTCCAGTAAATGAACCCGTAAATGATCCGGTGAATGGATCCGTGATCGTATTAAACTGCGTTGATGATGAAACTAATGTTGGTTTATTTAAAACGTTTGCAAATTGTACACTGTCTGCTGCTATATTTGTGAGGTACTGACCACTACCTCGGAAATTCACTGCTACGACATCGCCGGAAGCAGTAATATCACCATTGACACTAGTAGACCCAGTGGCTACTATACCATTGGCTAATACTATTAAACCTTTTCTAGCTATAAATTCATTCGCCATAGCAGAATCTCCAAAAGAATATATCTATAAATATTATAATAGGTTAGGAAACAGTTTAAATAAGAATTGAATACTCCAAGTTCCAGTTCCGGATCCTATACTTAATGCTCGCAATCTTATATTATCTCCTATTCTAATAAGATTAAACGATAAATCTTCAGTACTTCCTATATCTGTGTTAGAAACGTCGGTATATGTCGTAGTACTTCCGCTCCATGATCCTATGATGAATCCAGACCGAATTCCCGATGTTCTCTGAGCGGTATATTCAATTGATACACCTGAAAAGCTCTGTACTGATATTGGTGGATCAATTACTCTGGTTTCGTCATATACTCCGGTGACTACCGACGAACTTAGATACACATTTGATGTATCTGATTTTACTTGAATTTGCGTTGACTGAATTGATGCGGTTACACTTGATGGAGTTATTATCTGATTGTTGATATACTCTACCGTTTGCACCGAACTTGACACAATTCCTGTCGGTTTATTAATAACCTCATTCCATCCAACGATAGCTCCACTTACATACGAAGCCGTTATTGCATATGACGAAGTTATTGCTTCTGTTACGGAACCCGTGATGGACGGGATAGTTGCCGAAGTTCCTACCGTTAGATTATTACCAACAAATAAATCATTTGATGCACTTAAATTAGTATATACCGAAGAAGCACTTGCCGCCACACTTAATGCAAATAATGCATATGACGCAGTATTTGCTGTATTAGAATTTAACGCAAGTGATGATGTAACTGCTCTTGTTGCAAAACTTGATGTAGTTGCTTTTAATGCGTATGAAGCACTGATTGTAGATTGTGCTGTTTGTACATATGAGGCAGTGTTTGCTGTGTCTGCTGTTTGTACATATGAAGCAGAATATGCAGATATAGCAATTGCAGGTAACGAGCCTGTTCTATATACTACCAAATCCGGTGGTTGTATTTCTACAGTATAGTTATTTCCCTGCTGAACATTGACACTTACATCAGGAAGTGCTAATGCAATTTTATTTGTGTCAGTATTTTCTCTGACAACAACCGTTATATTTGGTATTCCTAGATTAAGTGAACCACTCATCAATCATTTCTCGTAGCAGTAGGACGGACGGTCAACGTACCTTCTAATATTCTTCGTGTTATTGGTGCAACGGATCCGCTAGTCATATTTACATCGTACACGTATTTTCTTGAACCGAGATTCATTGTTTGCGTTGGTGTTAATTCCACCATAATACTACCAGACGTATACGGTAAATATTTTGTAATATTTAATGTAGCTGCAATTTCTTCCGTTGTATAATTTTCTCTTACTTGACCAATAAATGTATAATCTGTTATATTGAATGCCGTAATTCCGTCATCGCTAATAATTGTGGCAGCAAACCGAAACGTTTCACCTTGGCCAAATTGAAAATCTGTAAATTCTGCCATATATTTCTCGTTACAAGGACTCTAGTATAAATATCAAAAGTTATGTTATTAATATAAAAAAACTCCCGCAGGTTAATGCGGGAGTTTTAATACAACTAATATAATATTAGTAGTTGAGTACGCAGTAATCTGGTTGGATTGTTACGGTAAATTCTACTTGTTCATCTGCTCCCCAATCCATTTCAGCAAAATTAACTTCTGTAATTTGTGCTCCTTTAATGATCCATTCTTCTACCTTATCACCTACTGGTCCAAGAACGTTGAGAGTTAAATCCTTTTTATAGAACTCAAGGTAACCATCACGGCCAGTTACTGATTCATGGTGAAGACGAACCCATTCCATCACTGCTTGTGCACCAGAAGGAACGATTGGATCATATAGTGTCATCTGCATGGTACCCCACTTACTTTTGCCCTTTACATATCTTTGAACATTGATATGATCAAGTGGCTTTGCTTCTTGTGTTAATGTAGGACGAGCAACCTTTTTGACGATATATGAAGGAATTCCATCCATGTATAGGATGAAACGATTCTTCATCTTTGGTTCAAATGCTGTGAAGAACAGCTCTTGTTCAGTTACTAGATTTGCCATGTATAATCTCCGAAAGGATTTCTAACTATAAATATGTAATATTTTGAAATTGTGGAGGGAGGTTTTACGCTCCCTCCACGTTTTCAATTTATGCCGTTGGGAATGTAGCGCCCGTTGGAAGTACGTTGAAATCAAGGATGATGAATTCAGCGGTACGGGTTGGTTGGAGATAGAGTTGTCCGTAAAGGATATTTCTATCAATCAAGTCCGGTGTATTATTGGTTTCATCCATAATGACACGGAATGCGTACAAACCAGAACGTTCTTGGACACTTGCCAAATATGGGTTGACGATGTTCAAGAAACGATTGCGTGTGGATTCTACGTTTTGTTCAAACACGAGGTAACGTGAAGCACTTGCAATATATTTCTTCACAGCAATTAACAACCGGCGGACATTGACACGATCAAGTGCTGATGGACGACGTTGTAGTGTCTTTTGACCCCACACACAGATGCCCTGTCCAGGGAACTGTGCGATTGGGTTAACCTTACCTTCATAGAGAGTATCACGACTTGCTTGTGGGAGACGGACCTTCACACCCACTGCACTTGCAATACCACCACGGTTCAACCCTGCTGGTGCAAACCATTCTGCTGCAACGTTGTCGTTGTATGCATAGATTTCCGGAAGGATAACTGACGGTGGTACCCAAATTAATTTATTGGTATTAACATCAATTACTCTCAACCACGGATAATAAGTTGCTGCATAGTTACTATCAATTTCCCCTGCTTTTGCTGTTGCCGTTGCAAGTGTAGCATTTAATCCAGTCGTGTCCATGATGTAGAATGCGTCACCACGATCTTCACAAAGACTTAACGCTTCATTTGCAACATATGAATGGAAATCATAGATAACACCAGGTAATACCAAGAGGTTAAAATCCCATTGATCTGGATTACTGATAGCGTTTAGTGCTTTCTTATATGCCTTTGATCCGGCTGCAACCGACGTTGATAAATCAAATCCTTGTGAATTATTTGACAATATGTCACCACCTAACTTAATATCACGTGCTGGATTTAGTCCGTCAAACCCGCCAAAGAACGGTACAGAAAATTTACGGTAAATGAACGAATTATCATCGGTAAGTGAAATTGATGCAGAGAACTGTGATGATGATCCACTTGGAACTTCAACCAAATTTTCTAAGTTAAACGCAGTTCCAACTATAATTGGGTTGGTGTTATTTGGATCCGATACTGGATTTAAATACGATTCGTTTGTACCATTTGCTACAGAGAAATCCCATCCATAATAATATCTCTTATCAATAGACTCCGTAGTATATCCTTCCGTTGTACCACTAAGCCAACGTGATGTTACATAATTTGGTGATGCAAGATTTATTGCAGGTAGTCTTATACTTGATTCCAATGTTCCAAATCCAAATGGGAGAGCACTATCTGGAATTACCGAATCATTCATTTCTACGTATACGTACTGTGAATTATTTGGGAAATCACCTTGATAATACATTTCACCCGTGACTTGATCTTCTGTTGGCGCACTATTACCAATCACTCGTGCAATATATTGTGGACTATCTGGGTCCAGTGTTAGATTATCGTATTGTTCAAGTATTTCTTGACGTGCATCCGTATCATCATATTTACGGATTACAAGAGAAAATGTTCCCCACGCATATTCAACATCGCTACTTGGTTTCATGTTTAACAAGGATACTTTAATTTCTCTGTTTGCACTGTTTCCATCACCCAATGTATGAAGTTTAAATAGATCAACATTTAAATTTGCAATTGTTTGTGATTGAATCCAAGGTGTATGTGCGTTAGAATATCCCGCATCAAGAAAGTTTAATGCCGTACTGGACGTAGTTGCGGATACTATAACATCTTGAAATACCCCAGTTGATGTTTTTGGATATGTGGTTACTGTCGTAAGTGTTCCCGTTGAACTTGAACTTACGATAAACATGATATTTGATGCAGACGTTGCCGTATATTGTGTTAGTAACAATGAGGCAAAATTTACACCAGATCCAGTAACAGCTACGCTAGATAACTTAGTAGTATCTAGATTGGAAAATGATGTAGTTGGTATAACATACTTAACAAGACTTCCCGTAGAAACACCAGCCGGAACGTCACTTGCATTCAATGATTGTGATGCAACTGATAATCCCCCTATAGTACCGTATGATCCTACTTCTGTAACTGCATCTGGGAATATTGCGTAGATATAGGAGTTTTTCGTTGTAACGGGACTGTATCCCAGTAAATTTCCTAGATATCCATTTGAATCAGGATTGACACTCAATCCTGATTGGTTTGAAATATCCGTTCCTGCTGCAGTATCTACCGATAATGTGAAACTAGTTCCAGATCCAGTTGCAGTAACACTGTTGATTGTATTCCCAGTACTACTTGGGTGGATAACTGCAAATAATTTATTTCCACCGGATCCTGACACATAAACAAGTGCGGGGATTGTGGTTGTATTACTGTATCCTTCCGTTCCAAGAACACGAACGATGGTTGCTACACCAGATTCACGTAGATAATTTTTTACCGTTAACCCTGTGTAGTGATTTGCATCGGCTTCACCAAAACGGGTAACATATTCTTGTTGACTTCTTACAATTGTCGGGATAAATGCTGGACCCTTTGGTGTTGGTCCAATAAATGCGCCCCCAATTTCACTGATACCCTGGGTTAAGAAACTTAAGTCTCTTTCCCGTGTGAAAACTCCAGGGGAAACAATTCTTTCATTTGCCATACGAATCCTCCAAATGGGTTATATTATTCTGTTATTTCTCCGGTATCAAAATCAATATCACCGGTTCCATATTTTTGCTGCAACTTTTCGTATAAAACCCTTTCTTTTTCTTGGAATTCTGTAAACCGATTTTCTTGCGTTTCAACAAGTAGGGATAACTCTTTTAGATTATTTTCTAGTATTTTTTTACTTAAATGAAGTTCACCCAGTGTGGTTATTATTTCCAAGTATGTTTCCCGAAGACTCTTCAATTCTTGTAATTCTTCATCCAAAACCTTTTTCATAAACACTCTCTTTTAAAGTTCTATACATATCATAAATATACAAAACAAATCTCAAAATATCATTTATTTATTGGACCCGTGATGACTTCGGTGTCAAATACAACCTTTTTTGGCGAGTATTGCAGTTTTGTGGTTTGTTCTCGGTTGCCGTTTTTATCTAACGTACTCTGTGGAAGTATATATGCTTTTACGTCAACGGTAAATTTACTTCTGACCAATCGTGAACTATCCGCCGGTAATTGAACCGTATTTTCAAATTGACCAATCTTTGAAATAAATTTATAGTTATTTATCTCGCCCCAATATTCGTTGCTTTCAAACGACAAATTTTCTATTACTTTATTCATTTGTTCTGTGAATTCTGTCCACACAACCCCTTCATATGTTATATCATAAAAATCTGGCATGACCGATGAGTGATACACCTGACTAGGAGTTATGCCATTTACTAACGCAAACCTGTCATAAATATTTCTTGAGTTCCATCCGGTTTTAAATGTATATGTTTGATATTTGTTTGTTGGATTATTGATGCTATTTTCTTTTAGTCCTGTTCGTGCAATCATCATGATAGGTAACATAATCATCCCGTTCTTATCTCGCAACGCTCCATCTTGTTGTGCACTTTTCCATCGTTCTGGATTTCCATATATGACTGGAACGGGTATTTGTTTACCTTGTTGTGACACCACTGGTTTTATATTATTTTGCAGATACCGTAATATTGCAGTATCTATTGTTTGTAATCCAATCTCAACTTGTTTACTCACTCCCGGTTCGTGTTTTGTATCAAACCCACGATTATATCTGTTACGTACTGTAGAATTGTTTACGTCAAATGTTGGACGGTTCATATATGCGTATCCTCAAGATTAATATTACTTTTACGAGTTAAGTGCGATTGGCATATAATGGCTTGATTATATTCTGGTCTACCGGCAATTAGTTGTGCCTCGTTAATATTATCAATTGTATAATAATTTTCATTATATTTGATGATATCTCCAACATCAGGATATACATTTACATCTTGTAATATTTGTCTTACAAACCTAAATTCAACGTTTTTTTGGGTAATATCATATCCAAATCCATCGTCAGTTGCTGCAGTCTTTTTTGGGTATTTAATTAATCCATTCAAACTAATGCCTTTGTAATATGTTTTTTCAGTTGATTCCCCGTATATGTTTACGTTGACTACATCATTTATTATTTTATATAATATGACTTCAACGTCAATAACATCAACTACGATTTCTCGGTTGATATGTTGAAAAAATTGATAATCTCTTGCAGAAACGAATCTTGGCATGTTATCCTATAAAAATTTGAGTAGGAACGTGTACAAAAATACTTTGCATTGCTTGTGCATTTTCCATCTGTTTTTTCAACTGTGCTTGCATACCAGTTTGTTCTAAGGTTTCACGAATTTCTTCTATCAATCCTTTCTTTTCTTCAGACGCTTCTCGGCGAAGTGTTTCTCCATCCATTCGTATTGTTGCGTCTGGTATTGGAATTTCTTGATATTTTGATCGTACGTTACCTAGTAATTCTTTTGCCAAAGCTAGTGTGTACCGATAAATCCACAACCGTCCAATGCTATTGATATTTTTATATTGAATGTTTTCATATGGAATATTAGATAAATCTGAAACCACACTATTTTCTGATCCCGATTGAATTACTCCGCCAATTCCATTATTAGACGATCCATTTTGTTTATCACCTACTACCATATAATCAAACCAAATAGTTGTATTTTTTGTAAATATGGGGGTAAATTTAACAACGTTATTGGATACACTAAAACTATATTGACTTTTACGAATCATATCATTCACTTCAATTGCTTGAATACGGAGTAAATCTTCGTATGCAGGCATCATCACGAATGTCACGGGCGGTGAATATCCATCAAATCCAAATTCACTCATCAAGTTAGTTAATCCAAGACCCGTCGTTGCAAATGGGTCATAGTAACGAGCAATGGCAGGTGGCATATAGTGATAGATACGACGAATTTCTATAGCAGACCCGCTTTCATATGGATCTGCCCACAATGACTTCAAATCATATGTTTGTTGATACGCAGACGCACTGATATATCCTCGTTTTATTGTAACATTTCCACCGCTTTCTGCTTCTGTTCCGTATTGAGCGGATAATTTAACCAATTGAGGTAGTGGCGTTGCTAATATATTTCTTTGAGTAATATTAATACTTGTGTTCATTCCCTGCAAAGCAAACATATGTTCACGTGCATTGAATTGATTTACCTGATTACTGTATGTTGTAATTGCTTCCTCTAAGCATGCATAAATTTGCTTATGTGTTAATTCTACATCAACGACAGGATATCCCAGTCGTCTAGCAACAAACGTGGCAACTTCTGGCGCTTCTTGTTGAAATTCCACATCCCCGTCATAAAAACCAAACGGAGTTGCATTAACAGGACTAATTCGTGTTTCTTCAAATATTATAGGTTCACGATTCTGCATACATGCCCTCTATTAGAGACATATATAAATATCAAATACCACATGTTAACCATGACTTATAGATAATAAAAAGGGTGGTCCGAAGACCACCCAATTTATTAACCACGTTACGAATTGTATTAGACTTGTGCAAGCTTGTCGATGTAGATCTTGCCGAAGAATTCTGGACGGACGATCTTCTTTGCGTAACGTGTCATCACACCACGGCGTGGCGTGAAGTTGTTTGGATCGTACACAAGTGGTGTCATGATCAATGGAATGTATGGGGCATAGACTGCACCAGTTTCCAAGAATTGTGAACCACGGAAGCCCATAAGAAGAACATTTTCCTTCATATATGGGTTCTTGTATACGGTGTAACGGTTTTGGAATGAACCAATCTTGGTTACACCAGCAGCAAATTCCATCTTGTCACCATCTGTTCCAGCTTGGAAGCCAGGGATGGTTTCGAGAATTGTTGCAACCGTTGGTGAAACCACTGCAAAGTTTGCACCACCACGCATTGTGAGTTGGTGGATACGGTTACTGACCTTTTGCATCTTCTGACCAAGTGTTTGGAACCAGGTCATGTTGGTCCATGCTGTTCCTGTGAAGGATGAAGCGGCAAATGCTGAACCGTTCCATGTTGAACCGATTTCTGCTGACCAGTATTCGGTTGTTTGTGCTGCATTGATCAACATGTCAAGAATTTCAAGGTCAATTTCTGTTGCAACATAGTCTGACAACATACTGGTCAATTCTGCTTCTGCATCAACTGAGTGGTATGCATTCAAGTCTTGTGCAAGTTCTGGTGACCATACCGCCTTCAACTTACGTGTCTTGGCAACGATGGTTTCACTCTTGAGTTCCAAATCAATTTGTGGAATGTTCAAATCAGTTGAACCATCACGATCTTCAAAATCACCACGTGTTGTATCGGTTGGTTGCTTGACCCATGTTACTGCTTGGAGAGGGGCAACACCACCGAATGAACTATTGACGATGAAGGTTACGTTTGTTCCATCATACTTGGTAAATTCAGGAAGAACCAATGCACCAAAATCAATTCCTGAACCACTTGGTACGAATGTACGTACTGCTAACCAATCAGCATTTGGTAATACACCTGCACTTACTGTGTATTTCTTCAATGAACCGGTTGCAACGTATGTATCGTTGAAATTTACATCAGCAAATGAAACCGATGCTGAAGTTACTGCAAGTGAACTTGTTGTTGCGTTGTTAATGGAGTATCCAAACCGTCCTGCACCATACAAACCACCCGCATCCGTGTTTCCAAATCCACCCCACGTTGAACTTGCAGCTGTTCCATAGAGTGATGTAGCAGACGTTTGTCCGTTACGTGTGTTGCCATACTTGAAATCCATGTAGAAAACAAGTCCGGCTGGGAGGTTCATTGGTTGAACTGAGACGAAGTTCTTACTTGCAATGCTTCCGAAAACCTTACGAACTAATGGAAGTGCAACACCTGCCCATTGTTCACCACTTGTTCCGGCTGAGTTTGTCTTACTGTTTTCTTGGAGAAGTTGCGTTGCTTGGTTTTCCAACATAACCGCCATACCTTGACGATCATATCCCTTCAACCCTTCCAAAAGACCTGAACGTTCCCACTTACCTGCTAATTTGCGGGTTTGATCAATGACGTGCTTATGTGCACTACCTGCTTCGTTGATAAATTCTTGTACATCTGACATAATGGTAAATCTCCTATAATATTAGATAATTCCTGCGAGTTCTTGTAAACGACGAGCTACCGTATTTTCAACGATAACTTCTTTCTTTGGTGCCGTTGTTGGAGTTGCCTTAGAGGCTAATCCTTCGGTAACAACTTTCTTGCGTGATGTGTTGAACGTCTTTGCTGCTGTTGCAAGATTTTCAACTAATGCTGTGTATACTAACTTCACTTCACGAACCGTTGTTGCACGATCAAATGATTCCACAATGCGAATCTTTTGTTCGTTGGTCAAAGAGTCCTTACGGAACATCTTGTTTGTGAAGAGTAACTTAGCATTTAATAAGTTAACTTCTTGTAAACGGCCTCGGAGAATATTGACTGCTTCCCGATATTGTGCCAATTCGTTCTTGAGTCCCGCAAGTTTAGCAGCCATTGCTTTTTTGGCGTCATGAGCATCTGGCTTTGCGCCCATTTCGTCTTCGTCGGCTTCAAGTTCTGCAAGAATTGCTTCAAGATCAAGTTCTTCTTCACCTTCTTCACCAGCTTCCATATCGTCTTCAACGACTGGTGCTTTGGCAAACTTTGATGGATCTGCATCTTGAGTTTCGTGTGAAACTTCATTTTTCTTCCATCCTTCCTTCTTCATTTCTTCCTCTGCTTCTGGAGCCTTTTCAGCTTCTGGAGCTTCTTCCTTCTCTTCTGCTTCGTCTTCGTGTTCTGCTTCTGAAAGACGTGCAATATCTTCTTCTAATTCCTTGATTACTTCGTCAAGGTCAAAATCACTTTCGGACCAATCATCGTACCAATCCGTGTGACTATCTTCTTTATTTTCACCACCGTCGCCAATTGCCGATGTGTCAAATGCATCATCAGATGGTTCCTTGTTATCGGAAGCGCCAACTGTTGATGAATCGGCTGGGAAGTCTGCACCTCCTTCTGCCTCAGCGTCTTGGTGTGGAAGTTCTTTTACTGATTCTTCTTTCACTTCTTCCTTTTCTTCCTCGCCTTCCATTGCTTCAACACGAAGACGACGGGCAATCATATCACGAATTTGTGGTGTAATTGCTTCTTCTAAAACGAGCTTTGCGTTCGCAACAGCAGTTTCACGAACTGCTTCTGCGTCGGCAATGGCTTCTTTTAAAAGCTTGTTGGTAATTTGTGCCATATTATGTTACTCCTATAAGGATTAGAAACAGATATTAGGATCTGTTATTAAAATGTAATAAAATACCACCAATATTAAAAAATTAGTGTTTTACTATTATAAATATATAGTTGGATTTTTAAAATATCAATTATCGTAATGTTTTTGTCGTGCCGCTCGTCTTTCTTCACGTTTTCTGCGGCGTAATGCTTCTTGGCGTTTAAAAATACGCTTCTTAGAGGGTTTTAAGAAATGTTCACGATTTCTGAGTTCTTGTATTAACTCTGACTTTTTTACCATTTTAGTAAACTGTTTTAATGCCTTTCCTAATTCATCCTTTCCTTCATTGACCTTTACGTACATGTAACCCCCTTAATACGTTAATATTTTATATGAAATTGCCACCATTTCAGTCAGTGGCTTTTGTAACAACATAGTTTTATTATGTTCATTTAACTTCTTGAGTACAGTTGTAAGCATTTGTGCAGTAAATGTATCTACCAATTCTCCCTTCACATAGGTTGGCGTTTTCGTATTCACAATTTCTTGTAATGTTTCGTGAACATATGTTGGTGAATTAAATACTTTTTTTACTTCATCAATACTAACACGAGAAGACGCAAACTTTTTTGCGTCCTCTGGTGAGATACTCTTGGCAATTTTTTTAATTTTATCGTTCACTTTATCAGAAGAAACTTTTCCCATCTGATACGCGTGAACTAGTCCAAATAGTTTTTGTTGTTGCTTACTAACTGCTGGCATGTGTTAATCCGTTTTCTTTTTACGGCCACGTGTCTTCTTAACCTTTTCTACTACCGTCTTTGCTACCTTCTTTGTCTTTTTAGCGACAATTTTAGCGTCGGCAACAGTGACTACTCCGTCTTTATTGACATCGGCAACTTTTTCAACTACCGTTTCAACTTTATCTTCTACTTTCTTTGCAGCAGTTGCAAGTTTATCTGCCAGTGGTTGATTCATATCTTTAATGACAAACCATGCAATAACACATGCAACGACAAGAACTACCGATAATAGTAACATATAATTCTCCTTATTTAACTTCGCTTAAGAAATCGTGAACCAATTTATCAATTGCATCATATGGTGTAACAATCTTAGACTGTACATTTTCGTTAATGAATGCCCCAATTGTTGAGGGATTACTTACAATATCAAAGCAAATTAGTGAGAAATCTTCTTGAACTTCTACCGTATTTTCTCCCATTTGGCGCACCGATCCCATACCTCTGGATGATACTCCGAGACGAATATTGTTCTTGATGAGTTCCCGTACAATATTACCGGTTGGTGTGGTCAAAATTTCAATGTCGCCTTTAACATCATCACCGTCCGTCCACAACCCCACCACGTTACAGCACACATTCTTGAGGTTGACGACGGGACTTTCAGGATGGTCCAGTTCACCTAATGCACGACGACTATCTACGAAGTTTTTCTTGTAAACTGCTGCCTCACGCATCAATACTTCTTTTGGATACACACGACCATTTTGATTTTTTGCATTAGCCCGTTGTAATACGACGTTTTTTAGGATGAAAGGTTTACTTCCATCTAACGCTTCCGTTAGAATGTTACGGTCATAATGTAATTCGGTATATTCACAGAGAAGTCCCATATTATCCTCGCATCTCACGAAGGCGACGAGCCATTTCCATGAGTCGTGCTTCTAATTTAGTCATTTGATGTTGTGTTCGTTTCCACAACGATTCGTTACTGATACCATATTCGTTTTTTAAACGTGTGTTGTAATGTAACGCCTTTTCCATTAACTTTAATTGTTTATTAATTGCGGAAATGGCTTCTCCAATCTTTTGATGTGGAAGTTTATTGGGATCGTTACGGTAAGTATAATAATTTTCGTTTAACTTATCACCTTTGCCCGTAGCTTCTGCGCCACGCTTAGTTAATGTATATCCAATACGTTTGGCCATTTGTTTGATGTGATCAGTATTTGCTTTCTTATCACCAACAAATGCTTTAGGTGTTAAATATCCCGCAACACCAGCAGTGGTACTGATTTCATTCAATTCTTGTTCAATTAATTCCCGAATCATTTCACGAAGTTTTTCTTCTCTATTCATATATTAACTCAACGAATCAAGTTGATGTGAAATTTCGTAGGCAATTAATAACGCAGTAATATAATTGTCTTTTATTGCGGTTTTTGTTTGAATATTTTGTAATTGAGAAGTGACTTCATTTATTTTAATTCTCGTAACGTCATTTTTAATTTTATGGGAATTTTTCTTGATTCGTTGAGTTAATTCTTTTGCTTCTTGAACAACGTACGTACCGAACTTTTCAAGGTCAGTCCCGTTATTAATATATTCACGTAATAATGCTTTCTGCTTATCACTGAAATTACTATATTTTTCGTTAAATCGTTCTAATAAGAATTTGTATGAAAGATACCGAATTTCTTCTGGTTGCTCTTTTAATGCCTCCGAATAGTTACTTTCCTTGACAATCTTTTCTTCTTTAATTTCACCCTTTAAGTGCTCCACAACAACAAACCGTGCGTTCACCATTTCGTCTATTTGCATAAACATAGATGGGTCAGAATCAGCACGGGTCATGGATTCAAATAGTTTATATACGGACGCATACACTTTATACGAAGGAACTCGTCCTGACATAAATTGCTTTAAGTCACAGTGTTGTTTGATTTCTTTAATTAACAAGAATTTTTGTACGTCCAACATTTTTTCATTTAATGTTTTACGTTTTGCCAATACTAAATCTAACATATCAAGTGCTTTTGTTTCTGATAATTTAGTGGCGTTAAAAAACGAACGGTATAATTGGAGTTCTTTTCCAAGTTCCGATTTTGAATGAAAATGTTCTCGCATAAGTCTAACCGCAAAGCTGTCAGATTTATTATCAAGGACATCTGAGGCTACTTTTCTTACCAATAGTTCAAAAAGAATGCCTGTATTACGTAGTTTATTATGTTTGATGTTCATATGTTATCCGTATTAGACGAGTAAACAACCACCATATATAAGTAAATATCTTGAAACATCATTAACCTTCTAATTTTTCATCACTTAGAATATTTTCGGAGATCATTTGTCTGTATTTACTCACTCCTTTTTTCTGTAGTACGTCCAAAAATGTCTTAGTTTCAGCAGAAAGTGTTCTTTTCATGGCTTTTTTATTTTCTTTATGTCCCAATGGATCACGTCCCAACGGATGTTTGTCGGTTCCAAACTTTAATCCTTCACGGGGACGACCTCCTTTGTTTTTCATCAACATTTCTTCCAATTCAGATTCATCATCTTCCATATCTTCTAGACTAGAAAGGATTTGATCTACGTCATCAATTTGTTGTTCTCCGTCTCCTTCTGGCGGTTGTTCTTCAGACGGAGTTTCTTCGGGAGGAAGTTCAGCTCCTTCCGGTGGCATTCCTCCGTCCATTCCAGGTTGCCCCGGCATTGGAGGTTGCATTGCCGCCTGTTGTTCCTGTTGACGTTTCATGTCTTCCATGATCTTTTCACGTTCCTTCACAATTTCTTCATCGGACATTTCCAGGATATTATTATATACCCAGTCTTGTGAGAGAAGAACTGCTTGACCACCGGTCATATCCTTGGCAAGAGCAAACTTTTCTTTCCAGATATTAATCTTTTCTTGTTCGTACAGCGTGGATGGATTGGTCAACGATAATTCAAAATTGATGAGTTTTTCGTCCGTGAACCCTTGAACATATAGATGGATAATAGCAATCTTCGTGAGTTCCGAAATCATAATCCGTTGGATACGTTCAATCGTACGAGCAAAACGAACATCTTGTGCCGCTAACGTTGCTTTACCGTTAATATCTTCTTCGTATCCAATAAATGACTTCGGTACTTTGAATGCAGCAAGGAGTTTCTTACGGAGATATTCAATATCTTCAATAGCATTAAATTGCAGACCTTGCATGGTTTCAATTTCTGTCCCACTGTCCTTACCACGTACCGGGAGGTAGAAATCTTCCGTAATATTCATCATGTTATAACGGAGATTGTAATCGCCCGTCTTTGGATCCACTAACGGAATCTTCTTCATTCGGTCAATAATCCGTTGCATGTAAGTTTCCACTTCAGCGGGTGGAATATTTCCGATATCAATCTTGAACTTCCGTTTGTCTGGTGCTCTCATGATACGATGAATTAACATTGCATCTTCCATGAGTTGAAGTTGTTTCCATACACGACGACCGCCTTCAATCATTGCTTTGCCATATGGAAGGAAGTTAGTATCGGCTAATAAACGGAAATGGGCAATTTCATAATTATCAAATTCTGTTTTTCCGAGAGCTAAGAAATCATTTTGAATAGTAAATCTAACGGAAAAAGGATTACCAGGTTCTTCACCTTCTACACGAATCGTTTCATACACGGAGAGTGGAATGGCGTTCACAATTCCGTATTCTGGATCAATGTCCAAGTACAAGAAGAAATCCCCATACTTTGCCATGTTACGAATCCACGGCCAAAGATTGAACTCGACGTTCAGAATATCGTAAAATAGGTTATGAAGAATTTCTTGAATTTGTGTGTCGTCGGTTTTAATTGTCAAAATACGACTAAATTCGTCCTTTACCGTACTTTCGTCTGCGTAAATATCTAAGATAGAGGCGACAATAGGATCATTATCCATCATGTCATAATCACGGAACAGTTGAAGTCTAGCCCCTTGAAACGCCGCAGCTGCTTCATAACGACCGTGGTGTGACCCATACCCGCCAGTGCCTGACTGGTATACACGATGATATCGGTCTACACCACGACGATTGACAAATGATTGGATTTGATCAGTATCGGCAATTCTTAATTTTTTTCCTCCAACGTTTCTTACAATGGTGTTAGTAGAAAAAAGTTTTTTAAGTCTTCCGAAAACACTAGTGTCTGCCATAAAACCTCACTTAATATGTTAATACTTCGTCAAGTGCTTTTACTACAGTCGCCGAATCAATTTTTTTATCTTCACATACTTTGACTACTTCTTCTTTTAATTCAGTGACTTTTGCCTTAAATGCTGCAGCTAAAATGGTCCATTCAACTAAACTACTCTCTGTTCTAATATAGGGGATGGTATTCATTTGGGAAGCCATCATATGAACTTCTGTGCACAATTCCATAAGTTTTTTTGATTGGGTATCTGTTAGTTCTGGGTACAATTTTTCCATGATGGCTTGAATTTTCATCAAGTTGACCCGACGTTCTGCGTTTTCCATCAATAAATCGGTAAGACGAATCATTTTATTTCTCCACATATTGTTTCAACTTTGTATAATAATCAGGAACCTCTCGGAGATGTGCGGCGGAAATCATCGCAGTTTTGATTAAACTCCCGTCCGTCACATCTTGGTGTTCCAGTTCTACATTCATACCCAAAACAAATTGGTTGAAGTCAAAATCATATCCCATATAATCATAGATACGTTTTGCTTCATCCGTACTAATATAAGTATCCCCACTCACATACGGAGTGTCTTTTTTGGTATCGGCCTCGGTCAATAAATCACGAAGTAAAATCATGTTAGAACGATGAACCCCCGCCGCCGCCACTGAACCCGCCTCCGCCGCCGAATCCGCTACCTCCAGAACTTGACGCTCGGGAACCTTTACGGCCCCGGCGCGTACCTAAAACAAATGCGGTAACTAAATCTCTTAAAAAAGATTTTATCTTACCTTTATCATTGGTACCAGTTTCAGCTGACTTTAGTTTATCAAGCGTAGGTTTTAGTTCCTTTGATAATTTTTTCATAGAACCATCATAATCTTTTACAAAATCATATCCTTTCAATGATTTCCCGTTTGCAAATGCGGCTGCAAATGTGTCGTGTGAAAATGATGCTAATTTTCCATCTGGATTTCTGGCCACGTATGGATTACCCGCTCCTTTTTCATATGTCACTTCGCCAGGAGGAAGTTTTCTATGTTTTATCTCTCGTTCAGAACCCATCACGGGGCCAATTGCTCTAATTGCTCTACTTGCGTAATTGTACTGACGTAATTCATCGTCAGTAGTAGATAATTTTGGTTTCCAGTTTTTCCATGCACCCGGACGTTTTTCGTTAGGTAAACCTTCAATGTCTCTAGTTGGTTGGTCTACTTCAGGGTCAAGTTCATCCTTTGGGACATCCACTAGTTTACCATCCACACTTTTGGCTACAAGTTTACCAGAAGCATCAGCGTAACGTCCCCAACCTATATGGTGAAGATTACGTTTTTTGGCTTCTTCACCCACGTCTTCCGATAGTAATAACGATGTTAAATTTACCATTTTCTGCAACTCCAATAACGAGCTTTTGTGCGTGGACCAGGGTTTGCACAATTATGACGTGCTCTAAATGACTTCCGACGAGCTGGATTAGACTTTTTAATTCTCATATTCGGATCACCAAAATTGACTTTCTTGACATTTCCCGACGATGGATCTTTTAGACGAATCATTGATCTTTCTCCTTATTGAGATGCTTCCGCATCTTTTTGACATCTTTGGGTTTTGGTGCTCCATTAATATAACCGCCGGGAAGACTTAATCCGATTCCTCCCGTTGGAGCACCATCTTCGGAAACTTTTTGTTTTTCTACGTGTTGTTTTAATTTCGTGTAATAGTCTGGAACTTCCCGTAAATGAGCAGCAGCTATCATTGCTGTTTTTACTAAACTCCCGTCCGTTACATCTTGGTGTTCTAATTCCGTGTTCATGCCCAAAACAAATTGGTTGAAGTCAAAGTCATATTCCATATAATCATAGATACGCTTTGCTTCTTCCTTACTAATATAAGTATCCCCACTCATGTAGGGAGTGTCTTTTTTAGTCTCTGCTTCGGTCAATAAATCACGGAGACGTATCATATTATTTTTTAAACCCCCACACATCCTTATTTTTTAATCTACCCGTGCTTCCCACTTCTACTCTATCTCCACGATTAACAAACAACGTTGATCCCAACTTATATACATCATTGTGTGCGGAAGAACCAAACTGACCTTTAATTTGACCGATTTTCTTGGCACCCGTAGAATCAATATATTGTTGTAGAGACTTTTGTACTACTTGGGGATCTTTTTCCTTTGCCGAGTCAAATTGTTGCCACTCACTGTTGGGCTCCACGGTTATCCAATCTTTATGTCGTGCTCCATCACCTCTAGACCAACTTTTAGGACTTGCTGATTTAACAGTCAATGGGACATATCCCTTGTCAAAGGCATCTTTATTACCTAGTCCTGCCGCAGAAATACTACGATATGTTGCGTTATACATTGATTGTCCGGCATCTTTTTTAAACGACCCCGGAGATTTTATAGTTGGTTGTTGAGAAGTTGCTGGGGTCTGAACTTTATTCATTGGCGTAGGTGTCGTCGTACCTGCGGTAGGATTAGTACCTACGGCGTTTGTTTTTGCAGGAGTCAGAACTCCGTTTTGTGTTGTGTGGGTAACTTTACCGTCCTTGCCCCAACGACCAAATTTCATGTAGGTCAATCCCATAGCTTTTGCTTTTTTGGCCGTTTCTGATTCTTCGTCAAGAATTTCTTGTATAAGTTGTGTTAGTGTTAGATCATTCATAGTAGTTTACCATTTTTTGCACGACCAAAATCTTGCTTTTGTTCGTGGACCAGGATTAGAACAATTGTGACGTGCTCTGAATGACTTGCGACGAGCAGGATTAGACTTTTTAATTCTCATAGTCTTATCGCCAAAATTAACCTTTTTGACATTGCCTGTCGAGGGGTCTTTGACAAATACTTTGAATTTTTTTACATCGCCGCGCATTGGTTTACCTAAAGGAACCTTGCGTCCTTGGTATTCGGCTTCTTCTAAGTATCCTGCTTTTTTGTTTTCTAAGATATACTTGGCAAGACATGCAGGACAAAATTCACCGTCATATATACAACTTTCGTCTAAGGGGACACAATTGGGAACCATCTTACCACCCTTTTCTTTCATTCCCACCTGCTTATATCCTTCCCAACAAGCTTCATTAATATTATCCATAGTATTAACTCTTTTTATATGTTGCGACCATCGTAGGTTTCCCGCCAGGATTTCCCGCTTTACGTTTACGAACAACTGCTGATCGTTTTTCACCCTTGCTCATTGCTGCCGCTGAACGAGCTGGACGACATTTCGGATATTTCGCAGAACCACCCTTCCGTTCCTTTTTACCCGCAGATGCGCCACACGGTGGATGCTTCCCACTTTTATCTTTACGAGAAATATCCACCCATTTTTGACGAAGCCATTTGCCCAAGTTACCCTTGGTTTTATATTTTTCGTCAAGTTCTTCTACTACGTCTTCCAACAATTCAGTGAGACTAATCATACAGATTTGGATTTTGTTGTGCCCCCACGCTTCCGTTTTTTACGACCAGCGCAATGAGCTCGTTGGGAAAACCCTTTGGGACTGCTGCAATTAATGGACTTTTTATATTTCTTTGTCCACTTTTCCAAAATAATATCAACTAATTTAATCACTTCTTTCCTTTCTTCCATCCACCACCCATACTTTTATATTTCTTAGCTGCCCAGAGATTGGCGTAAGCGGAAGGGTACACTTTGAATTTAGCACGAGCTGCGGCTTTTGCTTTTGCCCATTTATCAGGACTTGTTGGAACATTCTTTTCTAATAATGCTACCAACTCTTCAATTTTCTTTTTATGTGGGTCGGGATTGTGTGTTGAATACGTATCAAAATCTGGTTGGGGGGCACTAAACGTATCACCCGTGTATTCATTGGTAGTTTCTTCGCATCCACATCCTTCATCACACCGACAGATATCTTCGTAAAATTCTTTGTATTTCATTTTACTTGAGGAATTTAAGTTTATATAATGTACTGGATATCAATCCTGAAATTTCATCTACGGTATTATTCAATTCACCGTCTTGTGGAAGAGAACCGCGAATACCGTCCACAAACTTCTGCAAACCGCCAAAATATTTAATTGCCGTGTCGTCTTCAAAAATTTGACCTTGCATGACGTATCCACGAATAATCCCGTACCGACCTTGTGCCATTTCTGCATACGAATCAATCAAGTCAGTAATTTGACTATAATAATCATCTAACGCTTTATGTGCAGCAAATGATGGAGTTTGAAGATGAAAGATGTGTGCCTGAGTCCGACTTGACATCAAAGTGCCAAGAAACTTTGCAATCTGTTCCATATTATTCGCTCTTGTGGGATTTATATCCCTTGGACTTCATGTAATATGCAAGTGCCCAAGGGTTGTCAATTTCTTTATGTTTTTTCATTGCCTTGACAGTACCTTCCCAACCTTCTGGAGCCTTTTCGTTCATTGGTTCTTGTTCCAGTTGATCAGGTTGTGGTTGGTCAGGCGTATTGTACTCGTGATAATTATTTGCTGCTTGTTGAATGAAATTAGCGGCATTTGTGATATGATCTTGAATCCACGCAGGAATATCTTTTTCTTCTTGTCCTAATTTAGTTTTTAATTCATTAGCACTTTGAATAATAATATCTAATGAATTGTTTGCCATCGACACTTCATGGTCATTAGATGGCTGTGGATTATCGTCTTCAGTAATCGTTTCGTCAAGATCAGCACCCCACAAACCACGTTTGTCTCTTTCATATTCAAACTCGTCATCTGTACCAGGTCTAAAATTATATTTACTGGACTTTCTTGGTGGTGCAAATGTTCGTGCTGGACGTGCTTGTTGTGGATTCTTGGCACGTGCGTAAATTTGGTCTGCTGCACGACGAGCTGGAGATCCCTTTGGATACGTTTGTGGGCTACCGTAGATGGATTTTAATGTTGCTTCATGATCTTTTCCATCTTCGCCCTTCCACTTCACTATCGTTGCCATTAGTTGGTTACGGGCAGAATCTTCGTCAACGTTCTTGGAAATTGCATCACGACGATTCTTTAAATATTCGTCTGACTTATCCGTATCTCCATCATTATCAACATCACTATCTTCTTTTCCAACCGGATCCAACGCTTCTTCAATATCTACGGTACTTCGTAATGTTTTTATAGGACGTAAGTCCACTAATCCCATCATTCTAATCATATTTATTCTCCGCCCTTAATGGCGTTATGCGTTGCGGTTGCCCATAAATAATCTATCCATTCACTACCATATTGCTTTTTAAATTTTGCAACAATTTTTTTATTTTTCTTCATAGCTTTTCCTATCTTGTCTCTACGAAGAATTTGTGATCTATTCATTCTACGACGATTTTTTCTATCATATGGTTCTGGAACGGATTTTTCGTCAAGTACATGTTCGTTCATAAGACGTTCTTCGTGCAGTGTCTTATAAATTTCTTCCATAATAATTTCTTCTAATTCACTACGTTTCATACAAATCTCCGTAGAGTAGATAAAGTATATCAATATATAAATATAACTCTGTTTCCTAATACTACAAAATTATCCAATCAACCAACTGATATTTTCTGTCCGGTCGTCACCGATGGGCATTTCATAGGGATTTTCTTGTAATCCACCACGTTGTACGAAGGGAACAGTGTTATACGATGTTTTATCCAACGCCATTTTTGTCAATTCTATTCCTTCCATTCGTAATCGTAAGGCTGTATCACGAACCCATAGTCCAATACACAACGCCAACACTAAATCGTCATTATATCCCTGCAATGCTTCTGGACGACCGTTTTTCCAAATAAATGTTTCTAGTTCAGCAATCATCCGTCCAGACCGAATTGTAAACGAGTTATCCAACATATATTCTTTTAGTCGAGCGATGATTAATGGACGAGTGCGTTGGGAAATCATGAAGCCTGGTACCATGTTTCGTTCATCACGAGCATATCTACCCGTTACCTGATGTTCTACGTCTACATATTGTAAATCTCGTGACATGTAAAAAAGATTTCTGTATCCCCGATCAATAATTTGTTGAATACAGTTCCATCCAATAGAACTATTATCAGGTATTAATAGTGCATCATTGTATTCTGTGGCGATAGATACCAACATATTACCGAATTGTTTTGTTTCCACCTTTCCTTTGTATTCGGCAACTTGTACAGATTTTTCAACGTCAATAACATGGAAAGTAGAATAATCTTCGCCGTCACCTCGTGCAACGTCAGCACATACTACATACGATTTTCCAGCCAACGGATATTCCCAGATCCATAAGTTCCCATCAAATCCTTGTTTGGAGATGGGTTCTTGCACATAAGTCTTTTTATAAAACTCAATAATATCCGGCGGTATAACTGTGTTACCCGAGAAAATAAAGGATGCATCGTGTTCTTGAGATGCTTCCATTTCACCCATTAATTCTGTTTGACGATCACGCCATGCTTGATCACGTTCTGGATGGACCCGCCAATCTAGGAGAATGGGATTAAATCCATTTGATTTATTTTCTGCTTGTTGCCACATCTTATGAAAAAAATTACCAATGCCATTTGGGGTGGATAAAAGAATGGCTTTACCACCCGTAGATAACGTACTGGATGCAGCTGTCCAAATAATTTCTGCATCGTCAATGAATGCGGCCTCGTCAAGAATAAGGAGAGACAGTGCCTCAGAACGACCCGCATCTTTACTACTTGCCACTGCTTTAATTTGTGATCCGTTTGCGAACTGTAAGGAGAGTTTATTATCAGTAGTTACACTTCCCCGTAGCCACACAGGAAGATTTTGATGCATGAATCGTACTTTCGTTACCAAGTTCTTTGCAGTTTCTTGTTTGGTGGCAATAACGAGAATATTTTTGTCTCGGTGAAATAACAAGAGCCACAGTGAGTATCCAGCAACCAATGTAGAAATACCAATCTGCCGACCCTTGAGTACAATATTATAATCATGATTGTCAAAATCTTTCAGTGCATCTTTTTGGTAATGGTACAAATCAAACAACATCCGACCACGGGTTGGATGTTGAATGTAAGAATACTTAGACAAAAAATATGCAGGATTGGTTGCACATTTTTTGTATTCTTGTTTAATAATTTCTTTTAAATCTTGCGACATCTCATCTCCCTGCCAACCGATCTCCAATAATGACACCTGCTGCAAATGAAATCATACCAGCGGTCTTCTTACTAATCCATTGACGTGGTGGTTTTGGCATAGTAATCAATTTAGTAACAACTGTTTGTAAACTATCGCCACGCTGTGTTGCAATTGCTACGGCACTGTCTAACTTGGTGATTTTAAATTGTTGTGCCGTTATAACTTCTTTTTGTTGTCCGATAACCGATTCTGCGTTGGACACTTGTTCTTTTAAGTTATAAATAATTCCTTCTTGTATTGCTACCATTTGTGCTGTGTCTTTGGTTACCTCTAAACTATCCTCTAATCTGGAAAGGCTTCCCTTGAGAATAGATCGTTGCTTATTTGTAACATCTATAGTGACCGTCAATGATGCAATTTGTTTATCTTTTTGCTGTGATTCTGTTGTTAAGCGAATGACTATATTATTGGTGCTATCCGCAAATTGTTTTGCCGTGTTTGCTTCTTTTTGTAGTTTTGCAAATTCTTGTCTAAATTGATTAAGTTTGGAATCACTGTTACATTGACCAGTACTAAATGCAGCAACAACCAACACGCACGCCACTATTAGTTGTGTTGGTTGTGGCATCTTGGCAAAATCTTTTATCAATTTTCTAAATGCATCAATCACTTTGTCCATACATCATCTCCGCTTCACACTCTGCGAGGTGTTTTGTTAACTCTTCAATATCTTTTTGAAGATCCGTTTTTATTTTGTTTATATCAACATCCCATTT